TTGCTTTGTCGGTCTCCGCCAACTTAGAATAAAGCATCTCGTCAAGCTGCTTGTTAAGCTCTTCTCTCAATGCCTGTTGTTCGCTAGATGCCTGTGATAGAAGGTCTGAGGCGTTCAGAGAGACGTTGTCGCCCGGTATAGGTACATTGCCTCCAAACTTACCTCTAATCTGCCCTAGAGTCTCTTTTGAGAGTGCTAGAGCGAATCTTCTGATCCATTGTTGTCCAACAGAGTTAATGCTTTCAAATGGAATGTTCTCCATTGGCATTGTGTTCATGTTATTCACACCAGTTACGCCGTTGTCTCCATTTGATTCTTCAAAGGCATCGTTCCCACCAACTGTAAATCTAAACCAGAATCTTTCTGGTGATACGCTTTGCGGTGTTGGGTAAAGCTTAAGCTTGTTGTCTACAATTTCATATGAATAGTGTGACGTTCTCGTGTAGAGATGGTCTTCGTATGCAATTGCCGCTGCAGCGCCAGATACAGGAAGGAAGGATGCGGCAGTGCTGCCAATCGCATCAAGGGCGCGCTGACGACCCTCGTCCCATTCCTGCTTCACATACTCGTCCAGATCTGCCATCGCATTCAGATCGGACTCTTTTACGGGCTTGCTGCCCGGTGCATACATCGCGTCGTACTTGGTGTTAAGCCGCCCACGACCTTCTTTCGTAATGAAGATGTCGTAACCGTTTTCAGGATCAACCATCACGCCAATAGAATTACGATATTCTTTCAGCAGGCTGATGATCTTCTTAAACACTGATGGACGCAGTTCAAGAATCACAGGGCCGTCATCAGAATCGTCAACGCGCACCGCGTTGACGAGAATGGAACTGTTTGCCCGAGAGTCTTCAAGCGCCTTGATCACGTCGTCGTAGTTCTTGCCGTCTTTTGGAACGCTGGCTTTCGCCTGCGAAATCGCATCACAGATGGCGCACTTCTGTCCGAAAGTCTCCTTGCGGCACATGTAGACGGCACGCAACGTACGACCTTCTTGATCGGGTTCAGGGGAGTGGATGAAGTGCTGCCCCCAATCATGCCAAAACACACCGTTAAGATAGTCACCCTTCCAGTTCGGAAGGATGCGCCAGCGAGACTTTCCAGAAGGCACGCGAACAGTTTTTTCCCGACGCCCAGACCGCTCGTCCAACTGCTGCTGCTTCTTTTCGATGAGGTCCATCAAGTTAGCCATAAACACTGTTTCCTATTAAAAGGGCCTTTTCGTTAAATAACTTTTCAGCCGTTAGTAAGTGCCGTTTCGTCATCGAATGACTTTTAGGCGGTTAGATCACGCATTACTTATTGTTGCATGACATCTTTGAGGGAGTCGCGCTCCCTGCGAGAAAGCTCATCGGCAATTTGAATCCGAAGCTCTCCCTTCATTTCTTCATGGACGTTCTTACTCACCTGAACGATCATGTCCCGACGCTGACGGAACGCATCAGAAGCCACCTTGCCAATGTCCGATTGATAAACCGCTTTTGCGTATTCGTTATTGGCGCTAATGACTGTGGAATCTGTGGCGACAAGCTTTTCCAGAAGAGCTTCGGTGAACTTCTCACCCTTTTCCTTTAACTCTTCGCGGATAGCCAGATAACGATTAGCCTCTACCGTCTTGAGATGCGTTTTGTATAAGGACGCTTGCAAAGCGGCTTTGGATGCCATCATTCCATAGTGGCTGGACAGTGACGCTTGCTTAACCATCGCGTCGTCTAGCGTCGTCTCGTCGAACGCCAGATCTTCTTCCAATTCATCGGGGTTGATGAAGCTTTTCACCTGCATGGATTCTTCCCTCCTGCTCCTGTTCCTGCTGTGGATCAACTATAGTAAGAATCACGCGGTAACGCAACGCTTACTTACTCTTTGCCGTTAACTAATCACTTCCGCCACAAGCTCAAAGGTCTTGTTCAAAATCTCTTGATGGGCGCTGTGATGATAGATCGTCGCCGGGTTGATTCCGACAATGATTGTGGCGTCCAAGGTCTTGTCATAGATGACCTTGTTGGCGATATCCGTGTAGCCACCCTTCAGATCAGGAACCAATTTCCTAGCAATCGTAGCACCTAGTGCCACAATTACTGGCGGTTTCAGGTACTCAATTTCCCGTTCCAAGAACGGGTAACAACCATTAATCTGTTCGTTCGTCATCACCTTGCCGTCCTTCTTTGCCTTCAGCAGCGTGGTGAAGTACATGTTCCTCATAGACAGGTCCGCATGCTTCATCGCTTCCCTGACGTACTTGCCGCTTTTTGCTGCCATCAACTCCCCGGCTTCTTCCTCAATCCATGTCGGGCAGTCTGTAATCACCATCACTTTCGGTGACTTGCCCATCCTTGGTTTTAAATGAGGTCTGCCAGCAAGATTGCAGTTCTCGCAACCGTCAAACTCTTTCGTAAGTCTGATGATTTTGGCGGAAACGAACTTGTCGATTTCCATTTTCCGGTCTGTCTTGACCATCTGAACGATCAGCCCCGGAATAAACTCAATCTGGTCGCGCAAACGATCAGGGTGCAAGACAGGAAGCCCGCCCTCAATCTCGACAAAGGAACCAATCCTTTGCAAACGCTCACGCACCGTCTTGTTGATGCGTTTGCCTTCCATAAAATTCTCAAAGTCGGCATAGCTTTTGAAGCGACCGCCCGCCTGTGTCCGCGCTTCAATGATCCGGTGACAGGAGCGTTCTGAAATCCCCTTCACACGATTGAAGGGAATAATTAGCTTATACTTATCAGCCTTTGTATCGAACACCACTTCAAACACGTCGCTGGACCGATTGATGTCAGGCGGAACCACCATGATGTCCTTGTTTGCAGCGTCCTGAACCAAGCCCTGCAGCTTGTCTTCGTCCAGAATGGACAGGGAAGCCGCGTAGAACTGCGCTGGGTAATACTGCTTAACCCACATCGCCCAATAACTGATAATCGAATACTCAACCGAGTGTGACTTGTTGAAGGCGTATCCGGCGAACTTCTGGATCTTATCGAACAGCATTTGGGCGCGGCGCTCCAACATATCAGAATGTAATTTGCAGCCCTCAACCCACTTAGATTCCTGCTTCGCCATCATTTCCGGGTCTTTCTTACCCATTGCTTTACGCAGGTGATCGGCGTCCGACATGGAGAAGCCCGCCAAGTCCTGCGCGATCTTCATGACCTGTTCCTGATAGACGATAACGCCGTAGGTTTCCTTAAGCGCCTCAACCATGTTGGGATGCTCGTAATGGATCGGCATCACTCCTTGTTTGGTCGCTACGAAATCCTCCATCAAGCCAGAGTCCATAGGGCCAGGTCGATACAACGCTGTTGCTGCCGCGATATCCTCAAACGTCAAGCCGCGTACACTGATGTCCCGCAACAGCTTCCGCATACCCGGAGATTCAAACTGGAACACGCCAATGGTGTCACCCATTGCGAACGCGTTCAGCACCTTCTCATCGTCCAGCGGTAGCTTTTGATAATCGACCAGAACACCGTGATCGCGCTTGATCATATGCTTGGCGATGTTGAGAATATCCAAGGTCGAAAGACCCAGGATATCCATTTTCACCAAACCCTGTTCCTCGACAACGCGCTTGTCCCAGTTGACCGTGACATCATCGCCCCGCGTTTCCACAACGGCACGATTAACAATCGGTTCTCCAGCAACAACGATACCCGCTGCGTGTCTACCCAGACTGCGCATCTTGCCCTGTAACTTCTTCGCGTGTTCCCACACAACAGGGTGGTTTGTTTTGAAGGCATCAATTTCCGGAACAACCTCTGCCGCTTGTTCCATTTCATATGATTTGCCGTGTAACGCAGGAACCAGCTTTGACGCGGAATAGGCGTCTCTCTCCAGATTGAACACGCGGGACACATCACGGATTGACCCTGCGGCTCCAAGACTGGTGAAGTTGCTTATACCCGCAACGCAATCTCTGCCATAACGATCCACAAGGTATTGAACAACCTCTTGCCGTCTGGATGACATGAAGTCGAGGTCAGCATCAGGAAGATCCAGACGATCCGGGTTGATGAACCGTTCAAAAATCAATCCAAACCGCAGAGGATCGACATCGGTAATACCCAACAGGAATGCGATCAACGAGCCGCCTACTGATCCTCGACCTGGGCCTACGGTGATATCGTTGCGCTTGCTCCACTGCACCAAGTCCTGCACCAACAGGAAGTAGCGTTCAAAACCCATCTGACGCAGCACTTTCAGTTCGGTTTGCAGGCGTTCCTTATACTTTGGCAAGTCTGCGGGGTCCGGCTTGAATCCTAGCTGTTGTTGACCAAGTCGCTTAGTCCAACCCTTCTTAACTTCAGAAACCAGCGTCTCGCGCTCATCATCAGCCATCTTTGGAAGCGACACATCCGACGGCTTCCAGACATAATTAATCTGGTTAACGAAGAATTCCTGGTTTTGAATAGCCTCAACCCAGACAGCGCCCGACCAACTGTCGAGCTGTGCCATACGCTTGTTCAACCTCTCAGATGCCGCTTCCGCTTTGTTCACTAATTCGCCATGTTCGCAAAACGTGAACGACCGTATTTGTTGAACAGGACGCCACGCATCCGTGATCTTGGCGTTCATTGCAATGGCTGACATCACATCCAGCGTGTCGGCATCCTCTTCTGTAAGGTACATCGCCGGATATGTCAGCAGCACCGGAAGCGATAATTCTCGGGAACAACTGATGGCACGGATGTTCAGTGTATCGAACAGCACACTGTCGATGGGGCACAATTCCACAAACGTCTGAGAGCTTCCACAAGCGCTTGCCATTCTCTGGATATATCCGCAGTAGTCTTCTTTATGGCAGACGCTTAGAAAGTCTCCTGTAGACGCTAGCAAATGCCCCCGAGATAGCTCGCTTAGCAGTTCTTCGAATCCGATCCGAGAGTGATGGTAGAAGTGATCTGCTTGATTGGCGATGGACAGCAATCGATACAGCGACCGGATTCCTTCTTCGTTCTTGGCGTAAACCTTCACGAAGAACTCTTCATTGGGCTTCGTGCGCTGCTTCTTTGGGGTCTTGTCGAGCGGGTCGTCAACGATTCGAATCTTGCAGCCGATAATCGGCTTGATATCGTTCTTCAGACACGCCTTAGTAAAAGGGATCATTGACGAAATGCTCATGAGGTCCACAAGCGCCACAGACTTGTAGCCTCGCTCTTTCGCCAATGCTGGAATTTCTGTAGGGCTTAACAGCGAATGCCCGATACTGAAGTCGGACATTACCGAAAGCGCATGCTCAGCTTTCAACTCCCCCATATTTTATACCGCCCCCTCTCTGTTCTAACGACCGACAACGCTAGCAGTGTGTGAACCACTATCAAAACATGCGAGTTGGCTGTTCCATAGGACCAGTCGTTCTCCTTCATTAACCTGCTGCGCAACTCTGAATTGGTGAAACCCTGATCCAGCAGCATTTTGCAAGCCACATACATGTAGCGATGCGATTGACGGTACTTGAAAGGATTGACGCCTTGAATCAGATTGGCATGCAAATCGATGCCGTGTTTGTACATGTATTTTAGAAGCCGTTCTGCTTTGGAATAACGACCTTTAATTTCTTCAAGCGCCTGCTGTTCACGCTTGGTAATTTCCAGCGTGTAAACTTTGGTTTTGCGCTGAACTTCGGGGCTTCCAACTAGTTTGATTGTGTGGCTAACTTCCGCGCCTTCTCTGCGAAGTGCCGCAATGTAGTCTTCAACGTTCATTTTAACCGAAATGCATGACAGGTGTTCTGCAGTCTTCTGCTTACAGCGGGTAAAGAACTCGCAGTTTTGGCACTGTTGAGACTTGGTTGACAAACACACAACCAAGCCAAAACAGTTAGGCGTTTTATTGCTTATCACCGACAACTCCTAGAGCTAAGCGGGGCAAATGCCCCGCATGTGGAATTAGAAGGTGATGAAACGCTGTGCGAGGTTTTCCGCTATCTCCTTATCGATGGGAGTCATACGATTGGTGATAGCGAATTGAACACCTGCGATGATGCTGCCCTTCATCGATCCGATTTTGGCAGCGTGTATGAGTTCGCGAGGACCAACAGTAGCGCCGATCTTTTTGCTATCGAAAGCCTTCCTGATCTCTTGTGCCCAATCAATGAGCATTTCGGCGTCTTCCTTAGTGACACCACCCTGACCCTGTACGACGCTTGTTTCATGCCGCTTGGACATGTACTCGACAGGAATCGTCATGCCGAAACGCGAGTAGTTCGCCGCGTTTTGGATGTTTGTACCAGAGTATAGTCCATGTTCGTCGCCCGTTCCGTTGGTGTTTCCAGTTGCGACGAAGCGGAAGTTGGGGTGCGGCTTGATGATCCTGTTCTCGCGATCAGCCTCTTTTATAACAAGCGGCTTTCCTTCAAGCACCGGTTGATAAATCGCAAGGATCGATGGGTACGCGAAATCGTATTCATCAGCGAGATACAGCCATCCGTACTTCATCGCTAGCGCTAGCGGACCCAGTTCGAAGATCGTTTCTCCGGCCTTCACTGTCCACTGCCCGACAACATCGGTTTCCAGCATGTTTTCAGTATGTTGCACCCGCATGAACGGACGATGTGTGTAATGGCACATCTGCTCCACGACCGTCGTCTTTCCGGTTCCAGCGTGTCCGTACAGATACGTCGGCGTATTGATTTCGATGCCGAGAAGCAGGTTTTTGAGAACATCGATGTCCCAAATGTAGTTTTCGTCCTGCTCCGGAACTAAGTGGTCGTTTTCTGATGCACCGCAAACAGTGATCGGAATTCCTTCGCCTTTGATGTTCCGCGCCGCCTTCATTTTGCCCAATCCGAACACGTCATGAAGGTGGGCAGTACGCTGCGATGACGAAAGCTGAACCACCTTGTCGTCATCATCATTGATGATCGGTGCTGCTCCGATCATCCGCGTCATCTGGCGCTCGCGGATTTTTTCTTCCGCCTCGTCGCTCAGCACCGGATGACCCGGATACGTCTCGCGATAGGTTTCCAGGCTGACTTCCGGATGCGCCTTAATCAGGTGCAGTTGAACGCTGTGAACCAAGTCTCCACAGATTTGACAGGTTATCTTACCCATATTCTTCCCTCCTGCTCAGTTGCCACTTACTTATTGCTACAAGTAAATAGTATCGCGTTGAGTACGGTCAATCTACTTTCCTTTGAGACTTGCCAAAAGGATCGTCTTTAGCTTACCCATTACAGCGCTGGGCAAGTCCTCGACCTTATTCAAAACTAGATTGTCGGTGTAGTAGTCCTCAACTGCCCGACTCAAGATACCGATTCCAATGATATTGGTATCAGTCTTTTCGATATCGCGGATAACCCTCCGAGTGTATTCCCGAATATCATACGAACTACCCATCGCAGCAGGAGCACCGTCGGACAGAACGATCATCAACTTACCGTTCTCTCTGCGACTCTGTAAACGCCGATAGCACAGTTCAATCGACTCACCATCAACGTTGTTCCACAGATGACCGTTTTCTGGATAGTCCGCGAACCGATATTTGACTTCAGGGGTAAAGCGCTCATCGAAGGTCTTGAAGATCGGAAGATAGATTGCTTCGCCTCGTGAGAAGAGATTACCCTTCTCCTGCGCTTCGAAGAACTCCCTATGAACTTCTTCAGTGAAAGGCTTCGTCGTAAATCCGATCACTTCATGCGGCACGTCGATGCGCTCCAGCACAGAAGCCAGCGCGTATGCAGCCTGTGCAGCGGTCAGCATCTTGAAACCCGCCATCGATCCAGAGCAGTCAACAACCAACTGAACAGCAACATCGTTGGTGATCTTCTGTTCCTTCTGACGGAACACCCGCATATCCATTAACTCGGGGTGCTGCTTACCAATTGCGAGTTTAGATAGCGACCGAGAGTTAAGCGAACCTTTGCGCTTTCCTCCTGCCCAGCGGATCATGCTTTGCGCTTTGATAAGGCGTTCCAGTTCCTTCTCCATGACGCCAAGCATGTGATCGACGGTGTCTTCCATGAGCCCAACTTGACCTCGCTCTGGATACTTAGGCTTCCAGATTTCGACCACATCTTCGTCCGTTGTAAACGCCCTGTATGTTGCGGACTTGCCAATTTCTTCTGCTTCCTCAGAGATTGCCGCTGATACACCCATATCGAAGTCGTTAACAGCGTTTTCCCAATCCTCTAGCGAGAAGTGGTAATCGTTGTCATCGGTGTTCATTTCCTTGTCTGTGTTGGTCATGACAAGCTGATCGTCGTCATCACCATCGGAGTCGTCAGAGTCGGATTCATCGGACGATGCGCCGTCAGAATCTATTCCATCATTAGAAGGCGTCGTATCTTCATTTTCCGATCCGGGTTCATCATCCTGACCAGATTCCTCTTCGTCACCGTCTTCTTCGCCTTCGTCGGAGCTTCCGCCTTCGGATTCCTCTTCGTCACCGTCTTCGTCGGAATCAGAATTATCGCCACCAGATCCACCTTCCTGCTCTTCATCACCCTCGTCCTGATCCTCATCCTGACCAGACGCGCTACCCTGCGTTTCTTCCTCGTCGTCATCCGGGGAGTTATTGTCGGGCGACATTTCCTCATCACCCGATCCAGTCGGATTCGAAGGAGGCGGTGGAGGGGTTGCTGCGCTGTCTTTGAGGCGACGATGCATCTCTTTGGCGATTTCGTAGGAGTCTTGGGTAGATGCGATATGACCGATGCGTTCAATGATGTCATCACCAACGATCTTGACGAATCGCTCCAAGTGCTCCCACTTGTCTTCCATGAACCGCTGAACATCACGCTGCCCGCTCCACGCACGAACCGCTGGAACGAACAGGATGCCTTCGATTGCCTCCTTGTCGTTGTTCTGAATCGCTTCAGCGAGCTTGGGGGAGATGAACTTGCGCAAGAAGAAGTCCCGCACGTTGTCCAAATTGTATTCGGACCCTCGAAACCGCTTCTGCATGCATCGCTCAACAAACGGGTCTTCAAGGATGTTGTGCTCCTGACCGAAACCCTCCTGCGAGGACTTCATCAGAAGGTCGAAGTCGGAGAACAGCAGATGACCAACTTCGTGATCCAGAAACCCCTGAATCGCGTTTAGCAGGTCATCGCTCGCGTTGTCCGGAATATAAGGAATGTTGACGCGACGAACTTCACCGTTTCCGTGATGCTCGACATACGCCTGCGAACCCCGCTGAGTGACTTCGATATCCCGTCCACTCAGGATTCGAGTCACCGACTTAACGGCTTCGCGAATAAGAAAAATACGGTCATTAAGCATTTTTATCCTCCCTCCTGCTCAGTAAGCTGATACTTATCATTATCGTCAAAAAAAACGGCCCTTCAATCGCGCCGTTTAAGTTGCCGTAAAAACGCTTCTTAAACCGCATACAGCGTCGGTCTGCGTATGATGGCCGCATGAGGCTCAGTTAAAAGAAGATGTTTGTCGGCAACAGAATTCGCAATCAGCACGCCTCTTGCTCCGTTCAGGGCGCACTCGACAGAATGCACCAAGAAAGACCCGCAGTCGTGGGTTTCACGAATCACCAACCGCTCTAACGCCCCGTACAACTGATTGTCTGCCAAGTGAAAAATCTGAATTTCCGCCGACGCGATATTGGCAAACGACATTAAACTCTCTAAGCGCACCTTCGTCCTCCTTTGCAATTTTTAGCGCCAGAAACCTGACATCGCTCCTTGCGAGCGAAAGGAATTTGACAGTTTTTTTGACGTAGCGCAACACGCAGACATGGTGAAAAAATCGGTAAGTTGTGAGTTTTTCCTTGCTTGCCCTGGAAAAGTCAGTGTTTACTTGATCTAGAAGAAAGTTATTACTACAGTCCCCACCAGAAAAGCAGCACCACTATTAAGCCGAGACACAGGAAAACTGACATGACCAAAGCCACAGGAGCGCGTGCCAGTACATCAGGCAAGCAGAGCAAAGTTGCCCAATTCATTGCCGCGCAGATCGAATTGAGCGAACTATCTCAACGGGAAATCGCAGAAATCTGCGGCTTCCCAAACCCAAACGTCATCACCATGATCAAGCAGGGGCATTCAAAGCTCCCCATTGATCGTGTTGCGAACATGGCAAAGGCTTTACACGTTGATCCCATACGTCTGTTAAAGATCGTTCTGAGCGAGTACCAACCCGGAATGCTGGAGGTTGTCGATAGCATCGTCGGATTTGGCTGCACGGAGAACGAGAAAGCCATCATCGAACTGTTTCGAGACGCAACCAACGACACCGATCCGCGAATTAAGACCGAAGCAGATCGGCAAGCCATCAGAAATGTGTTCGCCAAAATGGCCTGACAGCCCAGAGACCTCTTGCGGAAGAGCTAGCGCCTAAGTAAGCTTTGACTTAACCGCAGGAGGTCATGTAATGAAACTCATTCCCGTCTCGGAATACCGAGAGTTGCGTTTTGTCGGCAACAAAAAACCAAGCGTCAAAACCATCAAGCGCTGGATTCAATCGGGAGATCTGCCCGGAAAACGGATTGGAGGCTTATACTTCGTCAATGTGGCCGAAGAAGAATTGATGGTCACAAACGATGACGTGGTTAACAGCATCCTGAACGATTATGAGGGCTGATGGGCGCACGACGCAGACGAGTTAACCAGTTCCTTCCCCCTAACCTGTACCGCACTTCCAATGGCTACTACCAGTATCGTGACAAACGTACTGGTAAGTATCACTCGCTCGGCAAAGACAAAGCCAAGGCGATTCGACAGGCGCAAACTCTAAACGCCATTATTGAGCCGCAACTGGAGGCTCAGGCGACTCACATCCTTGAAACCGCCATCAGGGAAGAGTCCAGCGTGACACGGGTACGTCGATCAGCCTCCATTACGGTGAAGAAGCTGATTGACGAATACATCGAAAAGCGGGTTCCCCAGAAAAACTGGTCGAAGGGAAGCCTCAACAATTACTTGGGGTATTTCAATCGCTATCAGCGTGAATTTGGTCGAGAACCGGTATCAAAGATCACCGTACGGTTTCTCAGCGATTGGATGGAGGACAACCTAACCGACAGTGCCTATGTCCAGCACCGCGTTCGACTGAATGACATCTTCGCGTATGCGGCATCCCGTGGTTACTGTAAGGACAACCAGGCGGCGCTGTTGTTGGTGAAAAAGCAGGGCAAATCCAAACGCAGACGCCTAACCGTCCAGCAGTTCTGGGCCATTCACGCGAAGGCACCCCAGTGGATGCAGATTGCCATGGAAATCGGCTTGATCACCCTGCAGCGCGGGGTGGACATCCGCGCCATGAAGTATGACCACATCAAGGAGTACCCGGACGGCAGTCAAAGAATTGAGGTTGCCCAGCAGAAAACGCGTGACCGTTCCGAAGCGGCATTTCTTGCCATCCGCGTCACGCCCGCACTGCAAGAGTCCATTGCGCGATCACGGGACGGCATTAAATCACCGTTTATCGTCCATCACCGCTTCACTCGTCATGCTAAGGACAAAGAGCATTGGACGCAGGTGCTTAAGAAATACTTCACCGACACCTTTCTGGAGGCACGGGCAGCGACCGGATTGTTTGACGGTGTTCCAGACGAGGAACTTCCCGGCTTCCATCAGATCCGCGCACTGGGGATTCACTTATACGAGAAGCGCCACGGCAAGGATTACGCCCAAGCGCTAGCAGGACACGAAGACCCGAAGATGACCGAGTTATACGCTGCCGGTCATGAAGTCTCTTACACTCCGGTTGATGCGGACCTTGATCTGGTAACGCTGGAGAAATAACCCTGCGGTATTGGAAAAATATCGGAAATTTTTTGGAAACCGTTTTCGGAAGACCTTCCAGAATCACCTGAAAACTTCCCTGTTCTCAGTGACTTAGATGGTCGGAGCGGGGAGATTCGAACTCCCGACCCCCACAACCCCATTATCGAGTAAGCCTTACGCAACTACCTGTTTTCATTAGAAAACATTGGTCAGTAACGACTGACTTTTTTGGTGATTTTGGAAGGTCAAGATCAATACCTTACAAAGCGGTATTTGCAGTCGAAATAGGACATTACGACCAGATCCGGTCAAGAATGGAAAACGTGTAATGAATGCCATTATCGACGCCAAACTGCTGATGCGTTGTCTTCCACGCAAGCGTTCGCCAGCTATCGAACCGAGTGTCGCCCTGCGGACTGCAATGAACCTCTGTCAGATAGAGCCGATCTATCTCGGAAATAGATTCGCGGTAAATCTGTGCGCCCCCAATTACAAAGCCCTCTACACCATCAATGTGTATGGCTTGCTCCCAAGCTTCGCTCATGGAACGAGCGACAAAGACGCCCTTTTCCCAGATATAACCAAGCGGGTTTTGGGTAATAACAATGTTGTAACGATTAGGCAGCGGACGACCAATCGATTCGTGCGTCTTGCGACCCATAATGATGGGATGACCTGTGGTGATTTCCTTAAACCGCTTAAGGTCTTTTGGCATGCGCCAGGGGAGATCGGAATTTACGCCGATCACCCCATTGTCTGCCGTAGCCATGATCATTGACTTAATCATTACCCACCATTCATTTTTCTGGCGATATCCAACAGCGAGTTTCCCGTCACTGAACGCTTTGGTTCTGACTTGGGCTCTTCCTTGCTGTCCGCCATCATTTCATTCACCACTGCCGAGTAATCCATTTCCATGATTGCTGGCTTTTCTGGCTTCTTCGTTTCGCCTGTGACCTTACTCCTTTGAATAGGAGCGGGCTTTGAAACCCCTCGTAAGGTCGGAAGATCATCCAGCTTGGGGTGATCCAGTTTGGCCCCAACAGAATTCCAGCCGCGAGCGTAGGAAGAATCCTGTTTGTTGAATTTCACCACACTAACTGGTGACTTAGGACGCGGCTTATAAAAAAGAGCCTCTTCTGCTTCCAACTCCTGCCTACGCATAGCAAGCGCGGGGCAAACTCCCCGACGGATCGCGTTAAAGCATTCGAAGTACGGGTGTTTGTCAGCGTGTTGAACCTCATCAAACAGAACCCGAATGTGCAGACAGGCCGCGTACGCCTTTTTCTGCCCCAGAACATCGCAGTTAACGTAATGGGAGTTATCTCCGCCAGCAGACATGCCGACGGGTATCTTGGAGATCTCGTCGCTCATGACCAAGTACCGTAGTGTTTGGGGCGGGTTTCGAACGCCTTCGCGGGCGGCTCTTCTTCAGACGTAACGGCGACGGATTCAGAAGACCCGTTTATATCAAGAATATCTTTCTCGTCAACGCCAATTGAAACCCAATCGGTCACAGTGACGCTCTTACGCAGACCTTCCGGAATGATGTTCCAGACATCGCCAAACCACTCAATGCCTGTCGTTTCATCCTTCGTGATGTCGTAGCCGTTATACGTCTTGCTGTCTAGAATCTTCTGGGCGTAGTTGTTAGCACGACTTGTGTAGCCAAAGATTTGAGTCTTACAAGTACCGACTGTTTCAACCTTACCCCAACGACGAATCATCAGAGCCTTTCCGTTTGGACCCGTGATGATCAAGATGTCGTAGTCTTTGGTTAAACCGTTATGCGCCAAGTGAATATCGCGCTTTACAAATTGCATTGTTGACATATCCCCACTCCTGCGTTTCTCTCTGTAGAGTTAGATTAGCGTCGCGCTTTTGGCGTATCAAGTCAGCCCTGACTGAAGTTTCAGCTTTGCCTCAAATTGCAATGTCAACGACTCTGCACTCTCAAATGTTTTGATTACCTCGTCTGGCATCGCTTCATTTGGGTCCATGCCTCTAGGAAGAATGGCAATGTTTACCTCCAATCCAATGCTCTTTAATAATTTTCCAGCTTTGATTGCGGCATTGATAGCGGAAGATTCCGAGTCCCACATCATGGTTACTTTTTCCAAGCCTAGAGATTTCAGCCTAATAAACTGACTAAATTGATCAGTTTTATCGGCGTGAGAAAGGTGCTTACCAAAGGTCGCTATCGGAACAACCTGCCGCAGAATAGGATTGGGTTTAAACGCCTGCCAAACGGCTATCGTGTCAAAGACTCCCTCGGTTACTACAACATGCTTAGCGCCCCTGGCGTTATGGGCGTTGTAAAGCAGCTTACTGGTTGAGGCGAACCCAGGTGGGAACAGATACTTACGGTCAGCATTCCCAGTTGTATCCCTGCCTTGAAAGGAAACCAAGTCGCCATCTAGGTCGTGAATCGGAATGATTACCCGCTCTGTATACCGCTGTACAAATTTCTTCCCTTTTATACGGTATGGAAAGACGCCAGATTTTGAAAAGCGTAAGGCAAAATGTTTAGCGGCTTCTGAAGTGATGCCCCGAACTTCCAAGTACGCCAAGTTCCTACCCTTATATGGAATTGGCACCGATTCTGGAAGCTGCAACGACGGCACACTTTCCTGAACTGGTTCCGCCTTGATCTTTTTCGGAAGCCAGCCAATCTCAGCCACAATCCCCTTCAGATGATCCACCACCTCCCTGTTGGAACCACCCAGTTCTGCTTTGATGAATGACCACTTATTGAAGTTTTCACCCTCAGGGTGGTCGCCTGCGAAACAGTTACCCAACCCTGTTTCTGCGTTGAGGTAAACCTTCCATTTGTTACTACCACATACAGGGCAATCGCGTACGTTAATCTGGGTTCCTCTGGAACCGTGAGTTATCCGATAATCAATACCCTGCATATCTAGCCATGACTCCATGTCGATGGCCTCCAATATATCAGTAATATCGTTCATCATTCCCTCTTGAGAACTTTCGTAACAAATTTCATTTTGGCGAGGTCTTGCTTGACGTAGAGCATGAACCCGCTGGCCTGATTTCGCGAAGCGGCGAAGTACAACCTTGCCTCGTCCTTCATCGCTTCGTCTTCAGATTTGTTAATCGAAATAACCAAGTCGGCAATACGGATTTTATTGAAATCCTCGGCAACGTGTTCGGCCTTGGCGACGGACGCTTTGAACCCATCGCGGTTGGTCTGAGTTGCCGAAAGAATGGCGACGTTCTCCTGCTGTGCAATGGCCCTTACATCAACCCACACGCTTTTCGAATTCTCAATGGCGTCGTTCGTTCGATAGCTGGGGGCCATAATGTCCAGATAATCGATTACGATAAGCTCAAACAACAGGCTCTTTGCCTTATAGTGTTCGATCAAGCGCCGCAAATCAGTCGGCGTCATGGTTCCAGACGGGTACTCATGGATCTTGAACGCGCCAACCTTCTCCGTCTCCCTGATATGTTCCACAGCGGTTTTAACCGCATGAGGCGACACCTTCAGATCGTTCATCGTAATGTCTGCGAGATTCGCATCCGCTCTGGTGGCCGCGATTTCCTTCGAAACCTCCAAGGTGACATAGAGAACGTTGTAACCAGCTAACGACGCGGAAAGTGCAGAATTTATTAAAGCGGTGGTTTTTCCAGTTTTGGCACCGCCCATATAAATACTGAGTTCTGACTTTCCCCACCCTCCGTGATAGAGGTTGTCATCGATCTGAGGAATGCCGGTCGTTACCGAATCAATCTTGGAACCGGAGAGTGATTCCAGCCTTGTTGCCGTCCTGCTTTCGATCTCATCGTAGAAATCATAAGTTGGCGATTGCTGCGCACCAACCTGCATGGCTTCCTTAACCACCTTTTCGATGTTTTCGAAATCCTTTCTGCCAAGGTACTCGACAGATTTCAGAATTGCCTTTTCAAGAGCCTGATGCTGTGCAAAGGCCGCAACCTCATCGATAACGTAATCCCGATCTGAGATGTCCTCGACGCTAAGGCGCTTCCAAGCGGCGAGAATTTCGGGTTTTAAATCCTCTCTGATAACCTTCCTTTTGATACCCTCCTTCAGCAGTTTAAGTAAAATGGAATTCGCCGGAATACGGCGATACTTGTTGAAGTATTTCAACGTCAGCGAAACCAAGACGGCTTCACCTGAGTGTTCAAAATACTCAGGTTGAATCAAACCCTCTGAACGCTCATTGAAAACCGGGTCGCGAAGCACCAGCGCAGCGATCTTGGTTTGAAAGCTGGAGTCGAAATCATACCGCCGAGTTTTCTCGGTCTTGAGTTCCTCCTGTGCGCCCCCGGTGAAAGACCTGCCAATATCTTCCGCAAGGGATTCTTCTGTCACGCCCACTATTCAACCTCCAACGATTTGATAGCGTGTTTGAACACCAATACCTTTCGGTCGTCATCATCCTTCTTGTATTTGAGGGTGACCGTGTATTTGTCGAACTCAATCAAGATGACTTGGTAGTAAACAAAACCTTCGATTGTCTGCACCACAAGGCTTTTGCCCAAGCACTCACGCAAGAAATTTTCATGATTCCTTACACCAGAAGCGGCCTTCGGTCGGTTCTTCAACCTAATGGTTTCTCGCTTTTTTTCCACAATACCTCCTACGGTTTGCTAAGTGACTTGGCTGTGTTAACCAAGTCTTGACCAAAGAATTTAATTGCCAGTGGCTCCAGAAGAACCCGAGCCTCATACAGAACATGGCAAAGCACATAGCGCTTCTCTCGCCGCTTCGATATCACGGACAACAGATAGCGCTGAAAACCCTTCTGCTCGGGTCGACCTTGGTAGTTTTCAGCCAGATAGAAGGGGTCGTTCGGAAGCACCAAGTCATACGTCAGACGTTCAGCCCAAGCCGTAATGACAGGCTCCCTCACCTTCTCGGAATACATCTGCGAAGGTCTTGGGCATCTGGCCCAGCAGGTTTCTTCCGCGAATCGAATAATGGTTTTGCAGTAAAAGTCGTAAGGGACGCCAAGCTCGTCTGCAGATTGACGCCCTTTCCAGTAGGCGGTGTAGTCGCGAGACTTGCCCTCAAAAATATTCTCCGTGTAACCCTTAACGGGTTTCATGTACTGGGAACGTTCAAGGTCAAGTCGAATTCTGTGGAAAAGCTGGTACGCCAGCAGATATTCATGGGCGTACAGTAGGGTGGCCTTGGTTGGATGAAGCCTGCGATAGTCAAACCACTTGGTTTGGAACAGCGGAGCTTCTTTCCCGAGGAAATGACGCCGCTCAATGTTCTGCAGGGCAAGAATCTCACACTCTTCTTGGGTTAATTGATCCCCGAAGAAGGGTCCAGTAACAGACCGTGAGTCGTCCAGCGTTGGCAAAAACGCGGGCATTTCCGTCTTCCTCTCCTGTGTCTATACCAGTAAGAGTATTCAGTAAGTGCTTAGTTATTTCAAGAGAGCAGCACTTATGCCCGTGTTTCTGCCGTCTGGATCAGTCTCGGTAAGCTAGGAGAATTTCGCGGGCAAGCCCAGAACGGACCACGTCATCGACATGAAACTCGACCACGGAGACGTAACCGGAGTTTCTGAGCCTGCAGACAGCGTCCTCAAGGCCAGACCTTCCTTCGATGTCGCGCTGCGAAGGGTCGCCATTGACCACCACCTTGGCATTCTTACCGATGCGAGTGAGAAACATTTTCATCTGCATCGGAGTGCTGTTCTGCGCCTCGTCCAAAATAACCCAAGAATTATCGAAGGTTCTGCCTCGCATGTAAGCCAAAGGAACGCATTCGATTTTCTTGTTCTTAAGCATGTACTCTATGGTGCCGGGATTCATTCGTTCATTAAGAACATCACGGAACGGTGCGATATAAGGCTCAAACTTTTCATCAATATCACCGGGAAGGAACCCTAGCGAATCACCAGTTTCAACTGTTGGACGAGTAAGAATGATGCGGTCAACTTCTTTACTCAGCAAAGCGTCTGCGGCCATTGCGGCGCAGACATATGTTTTCCCTGTTCCTGCTGGACCCAAGCCAAACGTCAGTTTGCTATTTTGAATGGCAATAATGTAATGCCCTTGAGCTTCAGTTTGTGCTTCTAACGGTTTAACTCTAGACGGTATATTTTCCATCCCCGATACGCTAGCTAGCCTTAGTCTGTTACTGTTCAAGCGATCCCTTTTCTCTAGTTTACGAAGTCGTCGGCGTTCGGCTTTTGTCAGGTAACTACTATTTGCTGAAGGCATATATTTCCCCTGGTGGAAGAAACAATTAGCCCCTCTACTGTTTAACCAAGAGCTTGCTTTACGTTAACCGTAATCGTTGTACCTCTCAGTTTTTTCACCACGCCTTCGAGTGTCACTACCTGTAACTCATGCTCACCGACGATGGAGAAATCGCCCTGCTCTACAGCGTATGAAACAATCCCTTTTGCTGGATCGGTAATGCTGACCGCAGAATCTTTTGTAACAATTTCCCGGTTGGGCTTTTTAATAATAACCTGCGCATCCGTAGCGCTGGTAAGATCAACATCGGTTTCGAAGTTGATAAGAACGCCGTAAGTGTCGGTGTAAATATCAATCATTTGTGTCTCCAATACCTTTGGCGCTTCAACTTCAGGTTGATCTGATCTTTGAGGTCTATTTTAACTTGAGCGTGAATCGGCCACCAAGTTGAAGTTGCCCAAATACCCTTAATTACTTGACCTTCAGCATCAAAATTCGAATCTGCGGTAATTGACGCCGTCGCATTGGAAAGCTTGTAACGGTTTGCTGTAAGACTACCATCCGCTTCTATCAATGCGGTGCTGGGCTTGATCTTATACCGCTCAACGGTTAAGCCGCCTTCTGCATTGATGTATAGGGTAATAAGCCCTTTCGCTACGCTCGAAACCGAGCTTTCACCCTCAGAAGATGCTTGCCTTACATAAATCTTATAGTGCGTGCTACTTTGAGAACCTTCACCATTAAAGATGATGGTGCTAACACCATGAATCTTGGTGAATTCACTACTAACAACCGCACTGGCTGTAATCGAAGCAAGCGCCTGCTTAAGCTTGTAAACCTGCGAATTGAAACTCGCCGTACTGGTAATCGACGCCGTTTTCGGCTTGATTTTGTACCTTATAGAGCTGACAGATGCGCTTGCCGAAGAGCTTGAATCGCGAACGCGAATCACCGTCCGCGTTGTAGAAACCCCGCCCTGCGCAAGAATGTTGACCGTTCCAGAGCTGGAAATTTCAGTATAAGAACTGTCAACCGACGCTTGTGCAGCGATGCTGACCGTTCTGGTAATGAACTTCTCGTAACTGGAATCAACCGTTGCGCTTGCAGCGATAGCCGCTGTGCGTACTCGAAAGATATTCGGAGTGGTTGCAACAACGCCTGTACCAGCAATGCCGGAGGCCGCAGGCTTGATGACAAAGCGATTTGCAGAAACCGCACCGGCCGCAGCAAAGCTCGCTGTTCCTTCTCCGGACTTGTTTGCAGCGGCAGTAACGCTAGAAGACGCTGTAACGCTCGCTGAGCGCACCTTGATAACGTGCGTACTCGCGTCGTTAGTGCTAACAGAAGCGCTGGCAGAAACGCTTACAGAGCGTCCCTTAACAACGAAGCGGGCTGCAGTAACGCTGGCTGTAGCGGCGAAGGAAATCTGCCCAGCAAGCGGAATAACTTCACCCGAGATACTGACTGTATCCGGGCCGTCTTCAGCGGCAAGATCGCCTTGAACCAGTACCGATCCATCGACACTGGCAGAGTCTTGACCCGACTCCCTGACGTTGATGGAACCAAGTATTCCATTTCCACCGTTCAGGGCTACTAAGTCTGAACCAACCTCTTGGACAGCAAGGTCACCCTGTATAAGAACAGAGCCGTCAACACTGACCGTGTCAGAGGTCGCTTCTTGGGCGGCAATGTCGCCCTGAACCAGTACCACTCCATCGATTGTCGCCGTATCAGAGCCAACCTCTTGAGCGACCAAATCACCGGAGACAATCAAAGAGGCGTCGATTGTCGCTGTATCGGAGCCAACCTCTTGGGCAGCGAGGTCACCCTGAATCAGTACCGACGCATCGACAGAGACAGAGTCCGCACCGGCCTCTTGGGCAGCAAGATCGCCTTGGATAATTGACGCTGCCGAAATGGTAACGTCGTCAGATCCAACCTCTTGGACAGCAAGGTCACCCTGAACCAGTACCGATCCATCCAAGGAAACAGTGTCGGAACCCGTCTCTTGGGCGGCAAGACTACCGGCTATCAGTACATCGCCATCAAACGATACGGTATCAGATCCGGTTTCCTGTACAGCTAGATCGCCTTGAACAACAGCGATGACGTTACCGCTAAGCGATACAACGTCAGAGCCAACTTCTTGGGCGGCAAGATCGCCGCTGACGAGCACGTCACCATCAATAGAAACGGTGTCAGCGCCAACCTCTTGAGCAGAGAGATCACCCTGAACGATGAGAGAGGCATCGATTGCTGCAGTGTCAGCACCAGACTCTTGAACGGAGAGGTCGCCAGAGACAATCAGAGAGACGTCAATCGATACACTGTCAGCACCAGACTCTTGTGCGGTCAGAGTGCCTGTAATTGCGCCTGAAGTTGTTGTGAATTCAGCGGTTTCGACGCTATTGGTATAAGCGCCATCGGTGTTCTGCCAAACAAACGCTGCCTTATAGCTAGTGTCCGCTTGAAGCGCGTTGGCATCAAACGCAACCGCGTCTGTAAAGGTCGCCTGTTGGCTATCACTGAACGCTGCAGCGCTGCCATTAACATCCAAACCAGCAACGATTTGATCGTCAGACGGCTTTGCTAAGGCGCTGTCATAGACAACCACATACAGAATGCCGGGTACTGCCGTACTAAAGTGCGCAGTATCGGAGCCGGTTTCCTGAACCGCCAGATCACCCGATATTTCAACGCTTCCTGTAAGGCTTGCAACGTCCGCAGTTGCCTCTTGGGCGGAAACATCACCTTGTATAAGAACATCACCAGCAAGCGATGCGATGTCCTGCGCCGATTCCTGTACAGAAATCGAACCCGAAATAATGACATCGCCTGTAATAGCGATGGTGTCACTGCCGGATTCCTGTATTGAAATCGTTCCGCCAGCATATGTTCTGAAAGCGACGGTTTCAGAAACACTGGAATCATTGCTTCCGTCAGACCAGACGGCAGCGGCTTTGTATTCGACGCCCTGTGTTAGAGCGGAAGGGTCAAAACTGTAGGTGTTATCGACATCCGCCGTTTTATCAAATGCGTAAACAGCAGCGCCATCTAATGCATCTGTCCCCGCTTTAATTTGTGCAGCAGTTGGCGTTGCTTTCTCACTGGTATAAACAACGCAATAAATTCGATTGGTGGAGGGTTGTTCAACGGAACCGGTAATGTTGCAGGAATCAGAACCCGATTCTTGTGCAGCCAAATCCCCTTGAACGAATACATCGCCGTCAAATGCAGCGGAATCTGCGCCGGTCTCTTGTACAGAGAGGTTGCCAGTAATATCTCCATCAGAAACGCTTCCACTAAACGAAAGCGAATCTGAACCTGTTTCTTGAGCGCCTAAATCTCCTGTTACCAGTACATCGCCGCTAAAAGATAAGGAGTCTGAACTAGCCTCTTGCGCTGATAAACCACCGCTTACTAGCACATCACCATCGAAAGAGACGGAATCTGAACCTGTTTCTTGGACAGAAACATCGCCAGATATAAGTACATCACCATCGAAAGCCGCTGTATCTGCACCGCTTTCCTGCGCTGACAAGCTACCGGTAATAGGCGCATCAGTGACGGCACCATCGATTGAAACACTGTCAGAACCCGTTTCCTGTGCTGACAGATCTCCGGTGATTGTTGCAGCACCCGCCGTATAGACGCCAGTAACTTCAGCAGCCGTAATGCGTTTTTCGAGAGTGTCGCCGCCTTTGACCTTAGTGACGACCATCGTAATATTGACGATGGCACCATCCCAATCAGCTTTGGTCGCGCTGGTATCAACGCCAGTGAGCGTTATCGCCCCAGAGTTTGTTGGCGTGGTCGTCGTGATATTAGTGGCAATGGAAACAGCATTGGTTAGCGGCGTCGTACGATCAGATTTAAAAATCTGAACCGTAATGCTGTCCCAGGTGTTTACCTGCGTGCCAGTTTGCCAGTGATAGCGCAGGTTGATTGACACCGAATCCATGGTGCCAAAATCGGCAGGCGTATCACCCAGCGCGAAGAAGCCAGATATCGCATTGTTGGCGTTATCAGTAGTATAGAAGTAGGTTGAATCGTTACTGGATGCAATAGCCTCCAGTACCGGCTCGGTACCCGTGATGGAGCACGCGGTCGAATTGACCGTGTCAAATGTACCCAGTAATAAAGTAAGATCAGCCACCGCTTACCCCACAGGTTGCACAGGTCATGCCAGCCGGAGGCCAATCCCCGCAGTTATTAACAAAACTAGGCATCAAAGGCTTGACGTTAGTTATGTAACGCGGGTCAGTATATACCGCTTTCCATGTGCCGTTCTCACGAAATAAACCGCAAGCCCAACGTCGATTGGGTACGGTATTTTCTTCTAGGTATTGACAAACACCTCCACCGATATAGCAGCAGTGATCATCCGAATTGCCGGTGCAGATACTCATCAGAATGTCACATCCCAACTAAGTGTTGCACTTGTTAATCCAGCAATTGTAACCGTTGGATTGTCTACTGTTGGCGTAGTGCTGACGTAGTAATCGAAACCGATGTCCCACGCGCCAGCAGCGGGCCATTCGTCGCCGTCGATGTCTGCGGTGAAGCTACTGTAGAGGTTAGCGCCCGCACCGATCAGCGACGATCCCGCTGCTAGGTGATAGTCATCGTTCGCAGCGTCGGCAAAGTCAGTGCTGACGATGTTGGTCGTCAGGGGGTTGGTGCCGGGAGGCGTGTAAGTGCTGGCAACATCTGACGCATTATTGCTGCTGTTTGACGTGTCTATTGCGCCTTCTGTGTCGTACCCAACAGTTGCCCCATAGGCGACACAGTTTTTCAGAACGATAGGGCCAGTCGTTAAACACTCTAAAGCCGTAGTGTTTCCACCAGACACGAAAACACAGTTGTAATAATCCTGGTTTGTAAAATTTCTAACATAAACAGCCGGCGAATCCGACGCTTTATTTATAAACGCACAGTTTTTCGCAACGAAATAATCGCCAGTTGAAGCGGTATTAAAATTAAGCGCAGTGTTGATGCGCGATGAACTATCGTTTGCCACTCTACAAAACACGGCATCAAACGAAACATAGTTTGCCTCAACATAAATACTGCTGTTTGCCGAGGAGGTTGCGCCGATCTCTCCGCAAAAGCCCTCAACGACTGTATAATTTTGGGACACTTTCAACGGGTATCCATAGTTCTGATCGGTATAAACGTAAAACCCAGTAGCGGGTGTGCCATTGTGACGCTCTGCGCTTGGCACATACACCTTCACATAACGCTCGGAGTCCGTAGTCCATCCAGCTATAGTGGGGACATCGTTCAACCCACTCGGCCAGTCGTCGTAACACTCGGCGACTGCAATCTCGTCGGCAGCGACGAGGTCCACCTGTTCTCCAGACTCCCATGCTGACAGCGTCGTGTAGTCGCCACTGGACGAACGGATAGTCTTGGTAACGGCGATAGTCCCCCTGTGGGCACCTATGGGCCAGTGCTCTACACCATCACTGTCAGCGATAGGAACGCCTGTGATGTCGTAAATGGTAGTGCCATCACCGAGGTCACCCCCGGCTTCAAATAGCTGACTGGTTGTTGGATCAAGTGGTAGGCGGTAATCGTCGTTCGCAGCGTCTCGGAAGTCAGCGGACGTGACGTTGGTCGTCAGGGGGTTGGTGCCGGGAGGCGTTACCGTTGCGCCGTCGCTAGCGGCGTTATTAAAAGTACCCGCAGTGTATATCGCGCTCGCGCCATAAGAAAAAGAGGTTCCGCAGTTATACGCCACACAGTTCGCCCACGACACTCCCTGGTTGATGTCGTTAGAACCAGTGGAAGCCATGTAAAAACCTATGTCTGTGCAATCGACCGCGACACAGTTCTGTGCGATGTAGCCATAATAATTGGCGCGGGTCATAAACCCACGATAACCCATCCCGATGCAGTTTATGTAAATAGAACGCCTGTTTCTAAAGGCCGCGTAGGGTGTGCCGCCGTTAGAAGTGCCGTACCCAACGCAAGCAAAAGCGGTAAAATTATAAGTGCTGCTGTCGCAGTAAAAAGCGTCGCCATTTGCTGCTGTTTGCCACGCCTCGACGTACTCGATTAAAGTGTCGTTCCCAGTAACAACTTCAACTACCTCGCCGTAGTTGTCTGAGTAATACATCCAAAACCCAGCTTTCGAGACGCCGTTATGCCGATGTCCTTCTGCGACCGTTACTTTCACATACCGCGTCGCATCCGTTGTCCACCCGTCGATTGTTAGTTTGTCGTTCAACCCACTCGGCCAGTCGTCATAGCACTCGGCTACGGCCATCTCATCAGCGGTAACAAGGTCTTTCTGCTCGCCTGCCTCCCATGCCGAGAGGGTGGTGTAATATCCATCGACGCCATACAGCGCCTCCATAGCGGACTGATTTGCCGTCCATGCGGCTGCGGTACGGATGGCATGTTTAACCTCGGTTGCCATTAGCTCGCCTTGTCGAGTATCCGGCTAGCGAGTTGTGCAGGCGTCACTTCGATGACCCCGCCCATGCCAAGCGCCGTATCAACGTCAGCGTCGGACACCCGCCAACGACGGCGGCGCACCGTCTTGCGCATGGCATCCTTCAGCGCATCGACAAAGTGCTGGCGCACGTCGGTACGAGTGAACTCTGCGGTGATGACATCGCCCGTCACATCAGTGATCGTCGCGTTGGCCTCCTGAATCTGGGCCTGCGCATTCTGCACCGTCACGCTAGACGCCGACACATCGACCGTGGCAACGTGAACGCCGGTACCCTGGTCGTAGGACTGCTCGGCGATGGTAATGCCCAGCGTCGTGGGGTCTTGCCCCCAGAACCCCTCCGACTTGTAGGCGTCCTGAACGGTGATGTCGAACCGCACCTCGTTGGTCGTCGTGCTGACAACCGACGCACCCCACTTAGTGAGCCAGTTTTCCACCTGCTCGCGGGTGATGCCGTACTCATTTGCCGCACCGGGGGTTTCGGTCCATATCCGTACCCGGACACCATCGACAGCGGCATCAGTAGCGACGATCTCGTAACCAAGTTCACGCCGCCAATCATCGCGCCGGTCTTCTACCTGCTCGACCGTGACGCCAGGAACCTTGACGATGACGAACGTAGGCGGGCCTTCTTTACCGCCCCACTCATGCCCATCCGGCATGACGACCACGATGTCACCCTTTTTGTAGCATCCCTGCTCGTCGGTATCCGGGTCCGGGTGGGTGGCGTCAATTGCTTTTATAAGGAATTCGGCCATTTTGAACCTCAAATTACTAGAATGTAATTGTACACCCTACAGTCGCACTAGTTGGCCCTGTCACTGTAAACACAGGCAAACTTAATACCGGGTTGCTTACATCTGAGACAAACGTTTGGTGAACAGCAGTGCTGTAATCGGTCCCGTCGTACCAGACGGCGCTGACGCGGTAGCTGACGCCAGCCGTCAGGCCAGAGGCGCTGAAGTTCTCGGTGCCCGATACGTCGGCCAGTTGGTTGCTGGCGTAGGTCGCGGCGTTACCGTCGGCACCCTGTCCTGCGACGATCTGCGCTGCGGTCGCCGTGCCTTGGCTGGATGGGTAGACCGAGAGGTAAAGCGTATCGGCCATTAGAACGTCACACCCACGGCAATATCAGCCGTGGTCTGCCCGATGTTAGTGATGACCGGCGTGCCGAGGGTTGGGGCGTTACTGGTCGCGCCGGGGATGCTGAACAGGTAGGGTGCGTCGTTGGCTGGCTTCAGCCACGAATAGAGGTCTCTTGATAACTGCTTGGCGACGGCAGAAGATGCCCCACGATGGTCAAGCATGAGAAACGATGCTATTTCACCATTAAACGCGGTTATAGGAGGCTCGTTTATTGCTGTCGCACCAATTTGTGCGAAAGCATCTAAATCCTGTACCTCCACGGAATGTGCGGTGTTATGAACTTCAACACCACCGACAAATGCAACAAGACAATTATTTAAACGACCAGCGACTAAATGCTGCCACTCACCGTCACTAAAACCCGTAAATGTATAGTTTATCCCCGTGCTGTTGTGCGTAAGCGATACTCTGATATCGTTCGACCAGTTCACCCTAGATATAACAAAAGAGTCTCCACTGTTGCTATTTATAGCAAAAATTATTCCGTTTCCGTCTCCGCCGGAGTGATTTGATTTGAATTCAACCGAAACTAAAAAATCGCCAGTAATGCTCGCCGCATAGTCTATCGGTATAGAATTATCAGAATCGTCCGCTACATCCCACGCAAACCCGCCGCTTGATGAAGTCCACGATCCAGTGGGACTTGCATACGTTTCGTTAACTTGCGCTGTGGCTAAGTCAAAGAAATCTCTTTGAAAGAGCATCGCGACCTTTACACCGGGCACGTTTAACGCAACAGGCCCAATAGGCTTCCTTCCAGGCACCAACAAATTCGGCTCGCGCAACGCATACGCCAGTGCGGTCTGGCTGGGGACGACTAGCTGGGCCATTACGCAGCCGGGGCCATCGTGTACGGCGTCAGGTCAAGGTCCCAGCCAGTAGACGATGCGGTGGCGATCTCGTTCTTCAGAAAGATTTTGCCTTTGCCCGACGACGGGAGCTTGATGTCGGCGATGCAGATTTGCTCTGTGGCGATGTTGTCCTTCACGCTGAACGAGCCGACGTAGTAGGCGCTAAAGTCAGCGTCCACGTCCTCGGGGTAGCTACTGCCATCCGCCGCGATGGGCAACAGGTAGATGCTGATCGTGCCGCCGGTCGTCGTTGTGTTGAGTGTGGCCCGCAGTTCAAGCTCTCCCAGCGGGTAAAGCGACGAACTTGCGTCGAACGTTGCGCCGGAAGTAAAGCCCGACGAGGGAATCGCCGACCCACCAGCAGTGACGACATTGATGGTCGTCGCTCGTGTGTACTTCGCTTCATTCGCCATCAGATGGCCCTCGCTTTAGTCACTTGCCAATCTTCGATCACGCCGAGGCCAAGCTCGGTCGCACGGCTGATCGTCTCTTCGCGCAGCGAACTGAGGTTAGACACGGTCGTCGAGCCACCACCGTAGATGTAGGTAACAAACGCCTGCGCGGGTCCGCCAGCCTTGGGGTCGTGCTCGGCAATGCCGCAGAACCCAATCCACTCCTGTTTCTTGGAGTCGGTCAGAGCGGCGTACTCAGCCGAGTCAGTGGCCTCGAAGACCTCGCGGCCCGTCATGCTGGTGCGGATGCGGGTGATGTCAGCGGTGTTGAGCGCGGCGGCTACCTCGGCGTCAGTCATGCCTGCGTAGCCCCGCGCACCGGGGTCGTTGCTGATCTCGTCAGCCAGTATTTGATAGTCCATCAATCGTTCCTTTCAGTTTGGTAGGCGAGTTCTCGCCGTTCAATTTCGATCCTCGTCATGTGCATCATGGCCGCGACGGTTTCTCTTGGGATGTTCATGTTGCAGATGTCACATCGACGAGCGGTTAATTGGTCGAGTTTGTCTAAATGATCTGCGAGTCTCGCCACATCGTCGTGCATTTCGTCTTCGAGCCTGACAAGCACGCCGAACAAACGGTGCAAAAAGTCAAGGGGTTGATGCGATAGTAGGTCAGCGAAAAGTTGAGGGACTCGCATGGCTTACTTCCTTTAGGCGTACTCATCAACGATAATTCCAGCCGTTTCATATCGACCAACCCAGAGGTATTCCTCTACTATGTAATTATACGATTTTCGTAGATTTATACCATCACGAAGGGCAGCGATTGCTGCCCTTGTTTGTGCGGTAGTACGTCTACTTCCTAAACCGTGATATTTCTTTCCATTCGGAAATGTAAGAACTATCACGGTAGTCTCAGTAGCCACGGAAATGAGATCCATGCCGCCACAAGGGCGGCATAGATCACTACAGCGATGTTAACGAAGAGCGCCGGGGTAAGGTTCTTTCGCATCAACCTGACCCTGACCCTGCCCTTGAACCGGACCACCCTGCTGCTTCTTTACTTCAGCAAACTGAGCGATAACACCGTAAATGGCTTGACCCAACGCAAGCGAAAACTGATTCGCCTCTTCGTTGGAATCAAAATACCACTTGGCGTCAATATCGCTCAGATATTGCCCGTCGGGTCCGACCTGATCCAAGGAAATGCTAACGACCTCTTTGCTCATCGGATGCTAGCCCCCGTCTTGGTCGAACCGCCAGAGCGAACACCATAGTTCGAACCGGGCTCAGAGGTCTCAGGCAGATCAAGCATCGGGCGAGCCTTGATTTCGTCGAGCATCTTCTGAATCGACAGAATGTTCTGCTTACCGCGATTCTCATCGAATTCAGAGAGACCACCACCAAGACCAGCGGACTGCGACATCGCAAGCTCAGCGGCGAAAACCATCCAAGACTCCGCGAGGTACTGTGCGGCTTCATTCAACGGGACTTCCTCTCCGCCCACATTGGTCGTGAACGTGATGTACGGGTCCGACAGGTTGATGTCGAAGTTCGTCGGATGCGTGGCGGGGAGGTCCGGAATCGGGCTGGTGCCAAGAGCGTCCAGCATCGACGTAATGTGGTCGATGTAGCTCTGCTGGCGCTCAATTGCCTGCTGAGTCAGACCATAGCTGTGCGCAGCAGAGGATTCTTTTGCAATGGTCTTACCGAATTCGTAAGCCTGCTTCGCCACCGTACGCAACTCAAGGTTGCGGTTCGGGTACACCTTAAACAAATCGTTAAATGCCATTTTAATCACCTTTTACTAGAGTTGATTTAGATAAACGAGAACCAAGTGTCGAAGACACCTTCTCAAGACCGCGAGAGCCGAAATAGGCGGCGTAAACGGTCAGCAGGATGACCGTAAAAAGATCGGTCCAAGTCGATAGAACAGCGATATTGATCGACTCGCTGTCAAAAATCGTCGCTGCCGCAATCAGTGTCACCATTACTGTAAGGAACACCACGGTAAGCGGACGAACGTTTTTGGCGAGCCAACTATCTGACTGCGTATCGGCTTGCCATCTTTTTGTAAGCTCTTGTTGTTCAACTTCATTGGCCTTAATGACAGATTGCTGCATTTCGACCATTTTACCCTGAATCGCCTGTTCGATTTTCAGGCGCTCTTCATCGCTGGTGATGTTTTTGTCAAGCGCGTCACCGACAGCATCAACCAAACTTGAAGCGCCAGCCGAGAAAATCTTTCCTAATGCCGCTACAAAACTCATCGCCCTTCTCCATGTTTCCAGACACCATCTTTTGGGGCTTGATAATGATTTCCATCATTGAATCGACCACCCCAAATTCCGCCTTGAGATTCCCACCATTCGCCAAGCGGACGATGATCTTCGGTTTTCGTTAAGTAAACGCCGTCTTTGAAAAGGTTGAGATCAACTGCCAAACGACTCTTGTGATAGCTTTCTGGATGACCGTAAGGACAGCGCGGATCGCGAAAACAATCGCCAAGCGTCACTTCGAAACCCAATTCAAACGCCTTATCTATAAGACGCGGAATCATTTTGGTGAATGCTATCTGTCGATCTCTTAAACTCATTGGTTGTCTACCACTCGCCAACTGACGCCGTAGAACTTATTGTTCTCGGCAACATTTCCAGACACACGATCAGGGACGATCCAGCTTCGCAGCGTGACGAAGGGCCACTCTTTTCCGAAGATGAACCTGGGGTAAGGCTGTTTTGGAATATTCCAATTCCATACCCACTCGCCATTTAACGTGCAGCCCCAATTGCGCAAGTCGCGCCAGCGACGGCTGCCGAACCAGATCGCGACGTGGTTATTATAAAATTCGTTTTCTAGAATCCAGTTAGCGACCGCAGGGCGTCGAGGTTCTGACCCGTATTCACCGCAATTAGAATACACCGTCACACCGTTGCCGACGCTATTGAAGACATTCCCTTTAATCAAGCACCGACTAGAGCCATCAATAGCGATAGCCTCACGACGACCCCAAGAAATACGCTGATCACCGTTACCAACAAAACGACTGTCCCGAACTGTTACGTTCTCGCTAAAGGCAATATAGATGCCAATTCGATTCTTTTCGAAATGACAGTTTTCGATAATCAGGTCATCGCTGCGGCGGATATAGATGCCGTGGTCCGGGTCAAGCAGTTTGCAGTTGATGACCTTGACGCCGGGACTGTCGTGAATCACCAGCGATCTATCAAACGTCTGGTTCTCAATGACTGCGCCGGGTTTGAACTTGTATACCCTTTCTTCGCTCACACCACTTCTCCGAGAGCTAGGAAGAAAAACCCTAACAACAAAAGCGCGATACTGGCGAGTAGGACATCAGTAATTTTCATCGGCTATAAAACCCAGCTACAAACGCAAGACCAACAATTACAGCGACAATTAAACAAAGAACCTGCACACCAAAGCACATAGCTTTCAGATAAATGTCGCCGAGCTTGCGCACTATTCACTACCGCCTATTCGTGCGTCCCATTGATCGCACATATAACCAAGAGGCGCACCTTTATTACGATAAGGGTGGTCTTGACGATCCTTCACCGAATACAAAAGTTGTTCAACCTCTGAAAGACGGTTACGCAACGCAGAAACCTCACTGCGGAGTTCCGAAATGATCACCAGCATTTCGTCAGTAACTTCTCTGAAGGCGTTAGGGGACATCAAATCGCACCCTGCAAATGAGCCAGAATTGCACCAAGAATTGCGCCACCGAACGTGATCATTACCGACCAGAACAGTTTTCGCTGTTCTCTGATAATAAGCTTCCGATCTTCGTTTTCTTGGGTAACGTGTGAGTTTAAGGTTCGATCAATACTTTCGATACCGTCTTTCATGCCATCAAGGCGCTTATCTACACTATCGATACGCGCATCAAGCCTCGCATGAGATTCATGCGTCCTAACATCTTGGGCATCTACACGACCTTCCACCTTAGCGATACGCGAATCCTGTTCGTATTGGCGTCGCTCAATGTGATGAACGGTGTTTTTGATGTCCTCTATGTCTTGGGCATGCCGCTCATCCACGACTCACACCATTAGGCCGCGTGCTGGATCGTGCCGGAGTTGATGGTTACCGTTTGACCGTTCGAAATCGAAACCGAATCAAGAACGATATTTTCGGCACCAGTTCCCACCGTCAGACCAGTGATGACATCGTTAGAATCGCTATCGCGAATACGAGCCTCTGCAGCAGTGCCGCCAGCCGAAGCAGTGTTGCTCAGACCAGTTGCGTTCAGAGTCAGAGTATCGGTAGCAACCGTACCGCACGGGTCATTCAAGGTGATCGTCACAAGAACCTGAGCCATACCAGCGGTTCCGATTTCCAGCGTGCCAGCGCCAGCGCCAGCATCAATTTGATCGGCAACAGCCTGCATACGACTCGTCTTTACATCTGTAGCGTAAGTAACAGCCATGATCTTTTCCTCAAGAAACGAATTTAGACGTAACCAAATTCCGCCATTTGCTCACCAAAGGCGTCTTCAATTGCCTTTACCTGTGAAGTTGACAGAGCGTCTTTCCACCTGCCCACATTCACTCTTTCACTGAAGAAACCTGATCCGCTCTCTTTGTGATGACGGGAGGCTTCGTCAAACCCACCTTGAATTTCCTTTTCTCGGAGGTTTTTGAGCTTGCAGGCTTCAACCGCATGCTCGACTTTCTCTTGTGAAGGTTCGATTCCATACCGCTCCAGAATCCGCGTGAACTGCCCTACGGTGTCATGTACAAGGTCTTCGTACTTAATCACCCGTGACTTAGGATTGCTGTTCCAACTATAAACATGACTGTCCCAACGAGAGATAAAGCCGTGGGTCGTCATTCTGTCTACCTTCACTTCTGGTTTTGAACCGGCGTTGGTCTGCATCATAATCTCAATGCAATCATCAAGGCTTATACCTAGATGTTTTGCATACGAAACTGCAACATCACGCGGGTCACGAACCAAATAGACGATGGACTCATACAACCCCTCTGGAAAAAGGGGCATGTCCTTGATCATGGCATTGATGTTATGCGTCTTCACGATCAACGGTCGTCTATCACTTCCAAACAACGCAATTAGGTTGACCAGCGTAGCGGGCCTCAAAAGCGCCCATTGGTAGATATCAAGAAGATCGTAGGGGATTGGTGCAAGATGCTGATACAGCGGGGGTCTATTCTCGCCCACCGTAGCCCTAAGATCGTTGATATCTATGTCATCAAAAAAATACGCCTCAATTAATGTCCTTACCCATGTGTTGCCACTTTTAGGGTAAGAGGCCAACCAGTTAATTTTTTGCTGCATCTCGTTTAATCAAGCGAGATGTCAATGCCACCAGCCGCAAACTGGAGCTTTTCGTTTTGAGCAACGGAGGCGTCTGCCATATCGTTGTCGTAACAAAGCACCTTGTTGGAACTCAGCGTACCGGTCTCGCTGTCCACAATCGCAACACCGACAACGTTCCAAGTTGTTGCAGCGTCGTTGGTGAATGTAATTGCAGAGGTATTGGACTTGACAGCAGGAGAGGTGCCACTTGCTGGGTCAAACGTAATAAGTTGTCGCGCGTAATTTCCGGTGGAGGGCTCTGAGATCGTTGCGCAGGTGTCGGAATCCGCAGCGGGAGAAGTGAGCAGCGCCAAATACAAGCTTGTCGGCGCTGTCCAAGCTCCACCAGCTCCACCGAAGGCATGATCCAGAAGCTCAGTTTCCAGATAATCGGTAAATTCAGCCATAATCTTTCACTCTGATGATCCTCGCCATACGACGAAGCGGTTGAAATTTAAAGCAAGCTAACTCTACGTCAGTGCTGACTTATTTTCTCACCTTTGCTTTTACCAAGTCAATTACTGCAAAGCCTGCTTGACATTGAAGGTTACAATATCAGATCGAAGCTTTCGTTCTACACCAAACAACACAACAACCTGCATTTTATGTAGACCCTGGCTTTCAAAATCGTTCGCCGCAGTCATGTATTTTACAATCCCATTTTGCGAATCATGAATGATTGCGGACTGATTTGTTACCAAACCCTGCGGATTTAGTATATCAACACTTGCTGATGTTGCCTCTGTAAGATCTGCTCCAGTCTTAAAATAGAGAGCTACACCAAAAGTGTCGGTAAAAAGAAGATCTCTGACAACCACCACTACTCTCCTTCACCGGTATTCAGATATACAGTCCGTTCAAACAGGAAATTCTGCGCCTTAATTTCGCCCCTGATGGGCGCTTCTACGATTGGACTTTCGACCATGTAGGCTTTCAGATTAATTCCATCTATCGGTGTAAGGTTAACAGATATTTCGCCTGTCAGCGATGCGGAGAGAGCAGATTCATCCCTAAGTGAAAGGTCTATGACTTCTACATGGGATTCAGTATTTACGTCACTCACTGTTTTTCCTTACGGCCCCTGTAATACCACTGACCGCCAACTACAGCGATATCGGTTACAGGAATATATTCAAAATTCACCAGCTTATTCTGAACGTCGGCGTGAGCTAATGCAAAACCCATGTGCCATTTTTCCCCTTCAGTATAAGATGCTGAACGTTTATGACCGCAACCTAGTTGATGCCATTCATATGCACCAAAAATGGGCGAAAACATCGGCCAAACCTGATGTGAGTGATGATGTCCATTGCAACCCGGCAGGCCCATGTTCCGAGCATAGGGGAAATGATGGAACAACATCGTTTCCCAGTAGACCTTATAGTTATTGCCCAATTCCTTGTCATGTTCGCGCTTAGTCCACGCTGAAAGGTCCGCTTTGGCAATGTAATTAATTTCGTACTCATCAAGCCCCAGGAGCGTCGCTATGCTCATCCCGTGCAGATCCGACAACACTGCGCGGAGCGCTGGAGTGGCGTCGGCCAAGAGCTTTAAAAGACGCGCCTCGTGATTCCCTTCGATAATGTCGATCTGCGTTGCTGGACACGCTTCTCTCAGAGGACCAAGAATGTATTCATGGGCAAATTTGATCCGCCCCACTACATCCCATTCCCGTGGATCGACGTTGTACTTACCGAATTCTGGAAGATCGAACACATCCCCAACCAATACAATGACATCGGGATGGACTCGCTCGGCCGTGTCAATGAATACTCTCAACCAGAACTGATCAACCTCAATATCGTGGATATCTGAGGCAATCAGTACGGTTTTAAAACGATTGTTGTTCTTGCGGTCATACTTGTTAGCGTACAACTCCCGTTCCCTGTTCAACTCACGGTAATGATCGACGCTGGCATGAACGGCAATATTCCGTTCTAAGGCGTGCTGCTGACGACTGAGCTTAATACTAGCTTGGCGTTTAAACTCTTCAAACGTACCGAAATATCGGTTCCAAGTAGACTCAGATATAAGGGAGTGGACGCGGAAGTAATTTCTGGTGACAACTTTGTCTGGGTCGATCTCTGCTACTCTGCGGAGTTCCCCAATACACTCTTCAGGCCCCCAATCCTCCATGAATCGGGTGGCATCTTCTGACATTGGGGACTTTGCTAGTGCTGCCCTGCTGACAAGCTTTGGCAGTTCGTCGTCTAGAGCCGCTTTCTTTCTTAGGCTTGCCGCCTTATTTTTGACGGTCTTCTTCGATAAGCCGAGTTGATCGGCTACATCGCCTATGGTTTCGAAGCTCTCAACGTCGTTATAAACCCTAGCAAACTCACTATCGCTTACTGGAGGTTTTGACATTGTACTAACTTAAGCAGTCATACCAAACGCAACCGTAGCAGAAATCTCCTGACAGCTCAATCACCTGTGACTGATCTTTCGATTTCTCTATCAAAAACCGCGTTTAACCTCTACTACGGGCGAAATTCCTGAAATTCCCGACGAGCCAAGACGGACACCACCTGGGCCAGTTTGATGAGAATTTCTCTGGCTTCCTGTAGATCGGTGACGTTCGTCAGCATCCACGCTTCGATCTCAGCCGGAGTCTTCGTCATCAGCCCACGCAGAAGGGCGTCCTGACCGACGGTGAACTTGTCTGCCTGTTCGGCGTTACGTTTTATACTAAGTCGCGACAAAGGACAGCTCCTTGGATTTAGCAGGGAAAGTGTCGATGGAGACGGTGTAGTCGCCGGGAAGCTCGGCAGTTATTTCCAGAACCCCATCGTCCACCGTAACTCGTTCAAGCACGCCCACTGCAGATAGGGTGACAACGGCACCAACAGGCACGCCAGACAGCGTGGCAACGTCTACACCGTCAGCGACGATGGACGTCTTATCCAGTTGAGCGGGGTTGTCGGGTCGCAGGACAGGCTCGCCGTCAGGAAAATATGTGGACGCTGCGTCGAACTCTCCTTCATAGTGTCCCTCGTCGGCATTTACGTTATTCGCCAACCCGCTTTCAACGCCGATGTGTATTTTGACGACGCGCCCGGTATCTGTTTTGTAGATGGTGTAAACGCTCACTTCTTCACCTCAAGCGCAGAGATAATTAGGTCGTCCACTTTTACTTCTATATCGTTTCGACCGCTTTCATAGGTGTTAGAAACATACAAATCTACTGAGTACCTACGAGTCCCAGCAGGCGGAACGTCCATGTACACAAACGTGATAAAGTCGCCGCCCCCTTCGCGATACCTCGCTATTTGAGTGCCACCATATATGTGTACATCATCTCTTTTAAGGTCCATGTACAACGAATCGTACCCATCGCCGTTGGCGCTGGATATAACCATCCGCATACTAACTGTTATCAGCGCTTCGTTACCAGTAGCCGTATACGTTAAGTATCCGTACTCCGTCCAAGTGTTTGCAACAGTAGTAAGAGTTGTGAATTTATTCGTCGTTGGTATGGTGACCGCCCTGTCAGCTATCTTTAACGTAGTGACAGCAAGTTCATCTATCTGAAGCGTACCAACCGCAAGCTCAGCGATATGCCCTCTTTCCACAATCTCCAGGGAGTCGGCCTTCAGAGAAGAGGCTTCGATATTCCCCCTGGCGTAGATGTCGTTAAACTGGGCGTTGCCGTTTTTGTTTATCCACCAGCCAGACGTTACGTTGACGAAGTTGGTAGACTGTATCGTGTTGCCGATATAGGCATCACCTATGGCGCCAGCGGCGATAACAGTAGAAACGTTACTCTGATTAATCTCGTCGATGAACGCGAAAGTACCACTCTCTGAGCCAGCAGACTGCAGGCAGGCCCTGGCCATGTTCCAGGCTTGGTCCCTGTTCCAGAACTCGCGGTAGTACCGCGCCTCGGAGAAGATGCCCCCGTAGTACACACCGGAACCGAGAGAAGACGTATCCCAGTCGCCTTCGCTGTTTCCGCCAATAGCCACTGCACGGGCTGTCGTTGTGAAGCTGGACGTCGTGCCGAGCGTCGAGGTCTGGTATGACCCGTCGGCGTGGAACATGTAGTAGTGGAGTTCGTTCGCGTCCTTGTCGAACGTGACGATCAGGCAGTGCCACTCGTCCTGGTATATCGCGTCAGTAAGCGTGCTGGGGTTGCCGAATGCAAGGCTGACATTCATCTTGCCGTTGCCGTCGTACGTGGATTCGGAGGTAGAAACCCCCCAGCCATCTGATAAGTCCCGAGTAACAATCCGCGCCCCTGAAGGGGGAGGCGTGGACGGGGCTTTAAAGACAAACACCCACGACTGCTGCGGGTAGGTCGCGTACGCCGTGTCCACATTCTTCGCGAGCTTGACCCCTGCGCTGTCTATCTGGACGCCTTTGCCAAGGTTGGCCTGGACTACACTTACCGAGTTCGCGCCGTTGCTCAGAGTCACATAGCCAAGTTTGGCGGTAGCGTCCTTGAACTCTCCGCTGTCGTCATCGCTGTAATCTGTTGCAAACGACCAACGCCCAGCAAGTTTTGTCGGGTTTGGTAGGCTGTCTGGATAGCCGGTGAAGTTATCCCAGAAGTCAGCACCAACAGTTGCACCGTCTTCGATGTTGTTTAGCTTAGTGCCCTCGGCGGTGCTGATTTCCGACAGCGAGGTGGGAGTGCCGGAGAGATCGTCGTACTCGGTTGTGCCGCCACCTGGGATCGCATAGGTCGATGGGTTGGACAATGCCCCGACCCGCTCCTCGAACATGATGCCGTCGAACCACACGTCGCAACCCGCACCGCCTTCGTTGTCTACGCGAAGCAGAAGGCGGGTGGAGGTGGTATCCGCCGAAAGGTCTATCGTGGCCGTGATGCGCTTCCAATCACCGGGTGTAGCGGCGCAGGTGAAGTTGTAGCCGAGATAGGTATCGTTTAACTGCCGCCGGGTGTATAGCTGCACTGCCGCGTTGGCGGTGTTGCTGCGGACGTAGCAACTGAACAGCCACACTTTACCCGGCTCTATCGGGATGTTGTAGTTAGTTGCGCCATCACTAAGAAAGACGTACCCATTATCGCCGGTCGCCGCTATCTTTAGGCTGTGCCCACCGAAATAGCTGACAGTGGCGTCTAGGCTTACGGTAGCCGTCGACGCCTTAGCCAGCGTCGGGAAAATATTCTCGAACACCGAGTACCGATAGTTGGCAATGTTGACGCCACTACCTGCCGTGTTGTTGTAGGTACTGTCGGCGTCAAGCTCGCCCACGTAGTCGAGGTCGTAGATCGAACTGTTGGTCTTCGCCAGGGCGCTAACAAGCGGGGCACCCTTGTAGATGCTGAACGGTATGTCGAGCCACGCATCGGGGTCGTCATCAACCTCGCCAGCGTAGGCTTCAAAACCGTTGCCTTCCCCACAGCCTGGGATGCCGATGAGAACGTAAGCGCTGCGGTTCTTGAACAGATTGGTCGAGCCGTAGACCGCCTTTGATGCGCCGCAGCGGTACATCGCCGCGTCTAAGCCGTTAGCCAGACGGTTGTTCTCTGGTTCGTCGAAGCCGTAAACGACCACGATCTTGGTGTTGTCAAGAGCGTTGAGCGCAGCGGCCATCGTTGTGGCGTTAGCGACGCTACCGTAAACATCGTAGGTCTGACCAGACTCTCTGAGTCCGGTTGTGCGGTTGAACACAACCATGGTATAGGAACGCCCGATGCCCTGGATCTGGGTGTCGTCTTCGTCGTAAAGGCCATGCCCATGGGCGGAATAAGTGGCTTGGTTACCCTTAGTTACCACCCGGTACATCAGCGGACGACCTGACAAGTTGGCAGTCCAGTCAGCGCCAACGGTCGCTTCAGGCTGTACGCGGCTGACCTCGACGTGGGACACCTTGACCGTGCCGGTACACGCGCCAACGATGATCTGCACGCTGACCTGACGGCAGTCAGGCTGCAGCGCGGCAGCAGAACCCTCCAGCCAGTACCACTGACCTTTGGTTACACCACCATCGTCGCTTACTAGATCTGGCCACGAGCCAACGGCGGTGCTTGCGCCAGCGCTGGTTTTCTCATTCAGTTCGATCCGGAATCCTGTCCCGTTGTAGTCGGTCGAGAAATACACCCGCGCGCGGCAGTACAGCTTCTCCCCTTGCAGCAGTGGGATGTACTCGCCCCTGTTGGTGTAGCATGTCTGACCATAGGCTGTCGCCGTGGGGTTGACCACTTGCCAGCAGGGACCGCCGTCTTCCGCCCCCGTAGCCGATACCGTGGCGCCCCCCGTGACGTTCCAGAACGACGTGTCGCCGGACGCGTACTTTATGAATCCCGGATCGCCGCAGAAGTTGTAGCCCATCGGCGCGTACTTGTTCAGCAACTGCTCGTCGGGCGGCATGTTATCTAGGTTAGTGCCCCAGGTTGCACCTACGGTCGCGCCTTTCTCGTATCCACCGATAGGCCGTATCTGCACGGCGTCTACGTCGTAGTAACGTGACGTTGCCGTCCAGTGGTACACAGCGAATGAGGCAAATTTGGCCCCGGCTGTTGGAGTGTATGTGTAGGTGTCTTCTTGCCACGTCGTTCCGGGGTACTGCCCGTTGTTATATACAGAAACGAACGTGGTTCTAGTATCAGTCAACGCACTAGTACCACCAGCTCCTATGTGAGTTTTGCCCTCCGCGAGCGCAGAGCTTTTCTCGTTGAACCGGAGATACAGCCCAGTAGTGCCTACGCTCTCAGCACGATGGCGAATCGTTACCTCGTAAGTTTGCTTGTCGTCGATGGGTATTGCGGGCCACCCGTAAGCAACGCTGGCGTCATTCGCGTGGGAAATACGCATCCACGTCTTAGTGGAATCGCCCCAAGCAAATGCAGCCTTGCTATTCGTGCTTTCAACCGCTTCTATACCAGCAGGTTTGCCGTCTGGGCCGTTTATGGACAGGTTCCAGTTCGGCAGCATCCCTGAAACAGCCGATACGTCCCAGGCCGGAGTAGCCTTGACGACGATGTTTTCCGTTGCAGCACCGTCGGCGTTTGACGCCCATATCGCGATGGTGTTGGTGCCTTCAACAGCGTCCCCAACGCGGTAAAACCACCAGCTTGTGTTATCAGGCTGCGAGCTAACTTCGTTGTAGTGTAGGTTTGCGCCTATGGTCGTTCCATTGAGTGCGAGTTGCACCCCGCCTTCAGCATCGCGTATCAGGACGCCGATAATGATCTTACCCGCCACGGGGCAGTTGAATGTCCACGTATCGGCGCTAGCAATCGTCGTGCTCATGGGAATGCTGTCGTTGATGGCCCCTGTAGTGAACAGAGTGGACCCAGCAGCGAACGCAGCCTCTAGCGCGTCATACCATTCCTGCTTGGTCTGGCCTACAGTCGCACCGTCTTCGATGTTAGTTAACTTAGTGCCCTCGGCGGTGCTGATCTCCGACAACGAGGTTGGTGTACCAGAAAGGTCGTCGTATAAAGTTGTTCCACCTCCGGGTATCGCGTAAGACGAGGGGTTGGACAATGCCCCGACCCGCTCCTCAAACATAATGCCATCGACCCACAGATCACATCCTGCACCGCCGTCGTTATCAATACGAAGGCGAAGACGAGTTGAAGTGTCTGCGCTAAGGTCAAGCGTCCAGGTGATACGTTTCCAATCACCGGGCGTAGCCGCGCAAGTAAAACTGCCACCTGGGGTAGTGCCGTCGGAGTTCCTTACGGCACGCAACTGCACTGCGGAGTTTGCGAGACTGCTGCGGACGTAGCAACTGAACAGCCAAACCTTACCGGGTTCGATAATTACGTTCCAGTCGCTAGCGTTTTCGGCAAGAAGAACATAACCATCATTGTCGGTTGCCGATATTTTCAGACTGTGCCCACCGAAATAGCTGATGGTGTCGTCGTAACTAACCGTTGCGCGGACAGGTACTAACGTCGGGAAAATGTCCTCGAATACCGAGCAACGGTAGTCGGCAATGTTGACGCCACTGCCTGCCGAGTTGTTATAGGTGTTGTCGGCATCAAGCTCGCCCGTGTAGCCAAGACCGAGAATAGTTACCTTTCCTCCACCGGCTCCAGACAGCGTCCCGTCGTCGGCTAGTTCAATGACGGTGTTGTCAATAGATTTATCAAAGAACGCAAACCGCAGGTTGTCGAAAATGACGGTGCCTTGGAACTGCCCACCGGACATGCCGGTATAAGACGCCATTAGGTGAATCTGTAATCTATATATCTGCTCGCCAGGGTTAAGGCGGGCGGTAAACGGTACTTTCTGCCAGCCGGTGGTCGTCAGCGGGGCTGTGAACGGTGTCCGCCTGTAGCTCCCGGAGGTGTTATAGAACAGATCAACCAGAATACCTGGGCGTCCGCCTGCGACATAGTTTTCAATGTATATGTCGAACGCACCGGAGACGAAGGTATCAGCCGGAAGCGGGGTGTCGTAGAACGACACAGTGCGAACTATGCCGAAGTTAGTGGCAGCCGGTACGACAAACTTCACCGCGTAGGGGCCGATGCGCCTGAGCGTCGTCTCTTTTACTGGAGTGCCCACTCCGTAGCTGTTCCACCCTGTTGGCCTAGTCTGACCATCCGGCCAATCACTGAACGTCGGGTTGAAGCCTAGAGCAACTGAATCGTCGTTGGTGTAGATGCTGTCGTAGGGGATGTTGGTGACGTTGCTGTTGAAGTCAGCGCCTACGGTCGCGCCGTCTGCTGGCAGGTTGGTGTTGGTTGCTATCAGCGAACTGAGTACGTCGATGCCAGTACCGGCTGCGGTAGTCCATTTTCTACCAATGGCGACAATGCAGTCAGTGTCCAGCGGTGTGAACGTGTATTTCACATTGCCGTTATCAACCGCCTGCCATGTATCCGTGTCAATGTCATAAATCGCGCCGAAGAATTCAACGGCAGTTCCGAAATTGTTGGCGAACCGTGTGTTAGGGGACTCGTCCGTATAGATGATGTAGAACGGGTCTTGCTTAATCCCACCTTCCCACGCCGTGTTTAGCTGGGTGTCGTTGGTTATGCTGCGCTTCGTCCCATCCGGGTGATAGAACGTTGTGCCCGTTATGCGGATCTCACCGGGGTTCGCACTACCATCCCCAAGTTCGTTTTTAAGTAACCTAACATCGCCGAACCCACCAGTGTGCATCGACCCCAGCGCAGCGCGATTGAGAGCAACAGGAACACCAGACACTCCGTCCCAATTTGCCGTATCACCAAGACCTGCGCCGTCAGTCAGTTCACTAGTGTTTGTGATGTAATTGGCGTTGAGTGCGCCCGTATAGTCGAGGTCAAGAACGCTACCGCCAGAAAAATTGATTCCATCCCAATTTATCTTGCCGCCCGACTGCAAGACGATATTGCCAGATGAATCGCGAATCGTTATTTGCGAAAATTCTGCCGATCCAGATTTATCAATCCTCCAACCACTTGTTGGCGTGTAGTTAAGGCTTTGAATGTAATCGCCGATTTTCGCAGTGGAAATAGTGCCATCTTGTATATAAGTTTCATCGATATATACAACGCCATTGCGAACAATAAATGGTACAGATACATCAACGCCATTCGGATCAAGAATAGAAAACTGATTCGCAAGAATCGCCACCTCTGAACTGGTGGTTCCAGATTGATCGTTTTCAACAGAGAGACCAATACCTGCTATTGCTGTTTTTCCATCAGCGGCACGAGCTTCTACTTTTACGGTGTATTCTGAGGAAAGAAGCCCGTCTTTATCTGCACGCGCTTTGGCTTCTCGCTGAACTGCCGCTATTCCCAAGCCGTCATAGTCCCTAAGAGCCCGACGCATACCACGAGCAACATACTCATCGTCGCTCAGGTTGTTAAGCCGCAGCATGAAAGGGGCGGTTCCTTCAAACCGCACCGGGCCGCTGTAGAGCGTCGGGTCCACGCCGCCGATATTACCAACTTCGACTTTGCCGACGTTGTCGCGAGATGCGTAGGACAGGTCGTGGGTGGCGACTACGCCCGTGGAGTCGATAACAGTGATAACGCAGGGCTCTACTGCCGCAACAACGTAGTCAGATACGTTATGGGCAATAAGATAAGTGTCGCCCAGCATCTTCGTCGAGATAGCGGGTTCGCAGTCGCCACCGGCGCTGTCGCCAATAGCCGTAGTCTGAACGAGTCCAGGGGAAGTGATGTAGTGCGAATTGCCGAGTGATGTTTTCTCGTACGACGAGTTTACGCTGTCATAAATAACACTGGTGTAGCGCGCCGCCAGAATCTCACGCGCCATCGGCAACAGACAGGTGTAGTCACCAGCGTTACCCTCGGCGAAGGCGACGATATCCGAACTGGACTCGATAATGACAAACGCCGGTTCAGTAACCGTCGTTGACCACGTCTGCACCGTGCCGGACGGGACCGTGACCGTAGCAGTCGGCGAGCTAAAATCATACAGCGGCGTGCCAGCATTGTTTATCTTGACGACTGCAGATCCCGACACCGCATAAAAATACAAAGTTACCGGCGAATAGCGGTTGTAGTAATGCCCGAAGTATCTGCCGCAATCAGAGAATGCTGGAACCTGATCGCCGCGATCCTGTAGCTCAAACTGCGTGGGCTTGTTCGCCGTGAATATGTCACCAAGAGACGCGGTACGAGTGATGACACTCATCGCGTCCAGCGGGCCAGCGGTCTCTACACTGTTTTGGTAGATGTAGGTGCCGTCTTCCAGCGCTGCGATGCGAATGGTCTGGTCTCCGGAGGACCCGAGCACCACCCTTGGAGACGTAAGCGCCTGCGCATTTATATAAGAAGGTTCATCAGATCGAACATCAGTCAATGCCGAAAGCTGTTGAATAGATTCTGCTCGGGCGGTTTGTTCATCAGAGATTACATCGTCGACATAGGTAATTGAGGCTTTGAGATCAATATCAGCCTGAAGACCGTCGTCGGCAGTTTGATAATCCGTTTCCAGTTGAGAGATTGCGGTAGCTCTTGCCGTCGTTTCATTAGAGACTGCCGTGTCTACATAAGTAATAGACGCCTTCGACGATGAAAGGTCGTTATAACCCCAGTCCGAATAAACAGGAACAACCTCATAACCTGCGGGTGTGTAGGTATGATCACCAATCGCATCTGCAACAGCATCTTGGCGAGTATCGATCCAGCTATTACCTACAACGCCATAGACTGAAACCTGTACTCGACCAGCAATTTCTTTGGCGTTTTCCAGATTCAGTACATAAATGGTTGTCTTGTTTGCTGTTGGGTCATGATAGACCGCCAACCGATCTGGAATTTCTACATCATTGCGCCAACGATATACAGCGGTTCCTACAAACGTACCAATACCGTCATGTACAAGACCGTTACTGTTTGTAAAAACAGAAATATCAACGTCTGCTGAATTATCTTGGCGACCAGCCCTTGTACCGTAACGGACGCGACCAGATAGAGCTAGTCCGTGATAATTACCGGTATTTGTATACTCAAATATCTTAAACGCCGCTGTTGTGCCACTGCCGTTATGAATCTTTAGATCAACGTTATAAACCGTTTCAACTGCAGGTAGCGAAACCTTATCAAAATCACCAATGGGCACACCGTTCTGCAGATCGGTAACATCATCGGCGATAAGAGAATCGGCAGCTTTATAATCAGCGTCTAACTGCGACAACGCCGTGGCGCGAGCCTGCTGCTCATCAGAAATTACATCGTCGACATAGGTAATTGATGCTTTGGCATCAATATTGGTCTGAAGACCTGCGTCAGCAGCTTTGTAATCGGTATCTAACTGCGTCAACGCTGTCGCACGAGCCTGCTGCTCATCAGCGATTGCATCATCGACATAGGTAATCGACGCTCTGGTATCGATAGCGTAATCGGCGGTAGCGTCTTCCAGCATTATTGCGCCGACTTCCGTTGTTCCTGCTACACCGCCATAGTTGGCAATGAAAACGGGACGCATATAGCGAACGTTTTCGTGAGCAAGATGCGGGGCCTCTGCTGTGCTAGCGCCCGAATAATCTCCAAGCGGCGAGCCGTACCCTTTGGTATAACCGGTAATAACTTCCCAAGTTGCTGCTATGGTGCTTTTACCACCGCCAGTGGTGTGATAGTGCTGATTGTTGAAAACGTTATCGCCATTGATGTTGACATACGTCGTTCCATCGGACGCAATGCCCTCAAAACCCGCGTAGAAAGTACCGGTTCCAGCCGTCCTACGAATAATAACGGTCCATTTATAGATACGCTCTGGATCAAACGGAATTAGGCTGTTATGAGCCAACCAGTGAAGATCATCGCCCGAGTTATCACCGATTCTTAGAAACTTACCGCCCATATAGCTATCAGCGGCGGTTTGAATCGATAGCTCCCCAGTTCCTTGTCTGGTGATCCAGTAATTCAAGGCATTGGCGTCTTCCCAAGTTTCTTGGAAAATGAGATTGCCGGAGTTTGACGCCGTCGCTTCAAGCGCTTGGATTGCCTGAGTGTGCGAACTTAAAGTGCCTGCTTGATCAATATAAACTGTCGTTTCTAGGTTATCGATAGCCTGAGCGCTAGCACTAAGACCCGTTTCCGAGTCGTCAATTGACGCCTGAACAGCATCTAGACGATTGGCGTTAGCAACGACGCCTCTTTCACTATCTTCTACCGTCGTTTCAAGATCGCTAATAGCAATAGAATGCGCTGCTACAGCGTCGCCAAGACTGGAGTAATCACCGATTTTCGTCCAGTAAGCGGTATCGGTAGGAAGAGGCGAAGGTGGAAAAACAGCCGTCGTATCCTGAATACACCGATAAAGCGAACCGTTGTAAGCAACGATATCGTCTACAAAATATTCAGTATTCGCATCAAAATCAGGCGTACCTTCAAGCGCCGCCACTTGAGTCTGGAGAGTATCTACCGCGCCCTCTAGGTCTGTCGTTCTATCGTCAAGACCGGTAGTAGGCGTATCAATTAAATTAATTCTGCTATTGAGCGAAGCGGTTAATTCGCTCTCTGAAATCTGACCCTGAAGATCGGCTAATGTAATACCGAAGTCTTCAATGACGACACTAACCTCAGAGCTAAACGTTAGATTGTCTTTGCCCCAAATGTCATACGCCGCAACACGGACATACCAAGTTTCACCGTTATTGGCGGTTATCAGACAACCATTGCCAGTACCTTCATATACCTTGTTTGTATTTATATTTGGAGTAAAGCCAATGGTTTGAGATGCGCAAACGATATATCCGCCAACATCAACATCGCCTACACGATCCCAGCCAGCAGCATACTGCGTCTCAGCGTTATTAACGAAAAGATTGCTTGGCGCAGAACTAATCTGCGGGTTCGTAACGATAATACTTGCGGAGCTACCAGTGGTTCCGCTATAGAGTCTAGCTTTAACCCTAACCGTGATTGAACGATTAATCTGTCCGTCGTTCTGAGCATCCGCCCATGTATAGGTGTAAGACGGATCTCCAGTGTATGAAATTCGAACAACGGCTGAATTGATTTCAACCTGAACCTCGTAGTCGTAAGCCTCTTCCAGCTCGTCCCAGCGAACCGTAAAGCGATCCGAAATGAACGGACTTACCAGACCAAGATTCTGAACCTGACCGGGCGGGGCAACTTGAGTGCCGTTAACAGCGTTAAAATCACTATAAACGCCATCTGTAGTTACTGCTTTAACCCAATAAAAATAACTGATGCCCTGATTAACTGCGGCATCTGTGAAAGTCGCCTCTTTTGTACGTCCTATTTCTACCGCCGTACCGTTATCATCACTGGCACTGCGATAAACAACGATTTCGTCGTATATGCCTGTTGGCGGCGTCCAACTAAGGCTAACGATTGTTCCAATTGCAGTCGCAGTAAGGTTTGTAGGCGTAGTTACATCTGGGCGCGCAGTAGAACTAAACGCGATGGTTGGCGCACCAGCAAAAGTGGCCCGACGACCAACAATGTCAAAAGCAACGACCTTAAAGAAGACAGAAACGCCAACAGGGATGCGATGACGATACTCCAATGTCCGCATATCAACCTGACCAACCTTCTCGTAAGGTGCGCCATCAACGGACATATGAATATCTGCACCGCCATAAACACCTGAAGCGGGATACGACCAATACAGATTTGCAACAGGAAGATAGCTGTTACCTATCTTCTCATATTCTTGGTAGACGCCTAGATCAACAACCTGCCCAATCTGTTGAGGTGCCTCATATATAGGCAACTCAATATTATTGTCAACATTATATATTGCCGAATTATACTCAATGGCCCGGATTGTACGAACTTCATGACCAGAACCATTAATTGCAATAACGCGAAATGGACGCTTGACTAGGGTAACCGGCCCTAGCATAAATTTTGCGTATTTTGGAGGGGCTGAACCTAACGACGAGGCTACGGTTACCGATGATGTTAAACCCGGCGCGTTTGTAATATCTCGCTCAATTATTACATCAGTATCGTAAATAGTATAATCATGACCAGCAACGATACCAATGGTGTTTTCTATTTCAACACCATAATTTCCAGATCCGTCATCATATACAACGCGACGAATTCGATGATCAACGCCGTTAATAACAGCGCGTGTTACGTTGGTATTGCCGTCATAACTGTTCAACCATACAATGCCGCCTCCTACTGCTACGCCAGACACCGTACCGGTTGCGCGAGAAATCTTGTCGTAATTAATAAGCAGTCGGTAAGTAATACCGTCTAGTAACTCAACCTCTTGATCAAGGTTAACAACACTAACCGTGGAATTCGCTTCCAGCCGACCGCTGTACTCCCAATTCGGGAGATTATGCTGTACAAGTATCTGACTACCAACCGTACAAGCAATAGACTCTACCGGCGCATCAAACGTAATGCTTTTGGTAATGTACTTGTTTAAGTTAAGTTGAAATACCGCCTCATTAACGGCTTGTTGTTTATCGGTACAACCAAATAACGTTATCCTTGCCGTTTTTACGTCATCAGTTGGCAAAAGAGATGGGTCGCGAACCTTTAATGTGGTTCTTTCATAATCGTTTTCTGAATCAAAGTAGGTAACTTCGATTTCATTTGCCCTGTCAGTCATGGGCAACCAAGTCATCTTAAATGACTTCTCGACAATGTTACCTACGTTGAACATCATTACCGGGTCGTCCGCTTTTTCAAGCGCGACCTGATAACGCGTTCCAACGTTTACGATTTGCGCATGACCAAGGCGAAGGACATACTGCAAAACATCCCAAACGTTTGAGGCTGTATCAAAAACGCCGTTAAATACTAAAGAGTTGTCATCGCAATGATCGGCCCACTCTTGCCAAGAATCGATATCAAGACGAGACTCATCAATTCCTCCGCCATAACGCTTGTTCGTTAATATGTCATACGTTATCCAAGCGGGATTATTCGAAGCCTCATATGTCCAAGTGCCAACGTTATTAACATAACGACGGACCTTTATATATTTGCCACCATGCAGATATGTAACGTTGGGAATTGAATTAACTTGATCTGAGGCGCGAAGCTTGACGGCAAGTAGAGCTGTGTGTCGATATGCGACCTTGTCATTTACGATTTCAGCCACATCGTCATAATTAACGATGTCAACCGTCTGTTCATCAGAAGACGGTGCATCACTGCGCCGGACGCGAATCTCATAAAAATCTTCAACCAGTTCTGGTGAAGTAAATGTTCTTTGAACGCGAGACCTTCCGCGACCAGAAATTGTAGTTGGTTCAGTAAAGTTGCCGATTTCTAACTTTTGACCAACAATTTGAAGAGTGGTGTCATCTTGAATAAGCCCGCTATCTAAAAGTGCGGTTCCCGCTCTAAGCGATGACTCATAGGTATCGGTGTCAGTGTAATAATATTGCGTAACGTATGTGGTTACAGCGTCGAAATTATAAAGCGTTATCCACTCTGCATCCCCAAGCCGACGATATTGACAATCTAAAGCAACTGTAACGGTTGCGACATCGCCATTATCTTTGTAATGCGCAAGACCAGCAGGCGCAGAGAAATCTACTCGAAATTGATCAATTTCGGTTGTAGTTGTGTGAACTATCCAATCAACCTCATTTAATTCGATATTCTTTGCGTGCTCGGTGATATTCTGATTAAACCAAGGAATAACGGTCTGACCGCCTGTACCCGGACGTACAGCAGTTTCCCAATCACTGAAATTTTCGATGGGTTGATCATTCAGTTTAATTTCCCCAACGCCAGCAATTGGACCTTCGCCAGCATTGAGAAGCATGTAAAGAATTTGATCATCGCCAGAATTAACCGTATGCAACGCAATTCGGTTTCCAGCGACTCTAAAGCGCCCATAAACCAAAGGAATAGGCACTTCTTCAGATGATGTGTTTTTGGGGCCTGCGAATCCATAGGAGGGACTATCGTCCGCATCTTGGAAATTCTTCGGCATAATTGGCTTTATTGGCAACAGCGTATTGATCAGCAAACCGCCAATCATCGTGATGCCAGCGGTATACGCATAGCCGATGCCCGTTAGTGCCCCTGCAGCGGTTGCCCCACCCGGAAGCGCAAGAGCAATTTGGGGAGCAAAAATCGCAACAGCGAGAAACGCAACCAAGCGGAGAATGTTTTTGTCGTCACCGCCCTGCGGAACAGGACAAACAACGATACTATCACCCGCCCTGACAGGAACCGAGTAAATTTCCTGCTCAGGAACTAAAGCGCCGTTAAGAGAAACAACAATCTCTTTGTAGGGCGAAGAAATGTATTCACCGAGATTCTTGCCTGACGACCATTCGGGCTTACTACGCGTATAATCCCGTGGATCAAACGGGTTGTTAATTACGGTGAGAAAAATTGTTTCAGTTTTCACCGACATACTCGTATACGCCCATTATTTTATTAGACCAAACGCTCAAAGGCTCAATTACTACACCGCCAGACTTTTCCCATGTGTGAATAAACTTACCATTACCGATAAAGTAACCCACATGAAGATTGCCCGGTACGCGAAACAAAATTGACGCACCCTCTTTTAATTCACAAGTTTTCCACAGATGAAGATTACCCATCATCATGGCAGTAATCTCCGCGCCGTTTGAGGAACTTGGAAAATCTTTAATTTCAATGCCACGGCGTCGATGCAGAAGCATCAATAAACCATAGCAGTCCAGCGCATTTTCATCGCGACCGCCATAAGCGAATGGAATGCCAATGAGATCTGCGTATTGTGACATTTATTTAGCCATCGCAGATCAATACTGATTAATGCCGGGAAAACCGCCAAAGTTAAGATTATTATCATGCGCGGAGCAGCCATTTGGGCCATCAAGCGTGTAATCGCATGATTCCATGACACCAGAATAACCACACTCTACGCTCTTATATGCCCAAGAGCATCGGCTTTTGATTTGTCTGCGACGCGGAAACGCCAAAGCAAGATGTGACTCCGTGCCAAGCGTCCACTTAACCACATAGTCATCAACGTCAGCCGAGATAACACGAAATGTCTCAACAATCTCCGGGTCACCATCAAGATTCCCGGTATTGATAACCATGAGACGTACAACAAACCCCACACCACCGCCATAACCTTCCATCCGTTGCTTAATATCGCCAGTAAGGTCTTGAATGGTTAGGGTGACACTACTCTCTTCACCGGATTCGGAACGAAGATCCGGAGTAAATGGGAAGGCAGTGTAAGTTTGACCGTTGAAAACGATATCCTCGTTGTTGTTAACGAGATACAGCGTTTCAATTAGCGTGCCGTTTGATTCGGTGACATCGATCTCAACCGCCGCTAGGAACGGAATATCCGAATCTATTCGGTTCTTTTCTTCAACGGTTGCAACAGAGATGTGGCTAGAGGATTTCATAGGGAAAAGTATCTAATTGATGACTTATGGTGTCAAGCCGCATCAAACCTCACGAAGCTTGATGCTCGTAACATCAAAATAATGCGTACCACCGACGCCCTTATACTTAAAATCCATTTCCTCTTCAAAGCGAACTGTGACCTCTTCAAGCGTTGTCGGAATCGTCCATGTAAAGCTCTTAGAGCCGCCCAACTGCGTGTTCCAGAACGTTTCCAGTAGCGCTCTATCCGCCTCTGAGATCTGCGTAAAACCCGTTTTAAACACTCTACGAGGGCGTCGCGTGTATCGTGGGCGAGTTAGTTGATAGCCGCCATCGGTACTGGTTCGAATTGCGGGGTCTTCTTGACTAACCTCGAAATATTTCGAATCTTCCTTGGATGTCATTCCAGCAGGAGGGAAATCACTCATCGCACTGCACCCCGAAGACCATCACGGAAACCACCAGGACGATTAGCGGCTTCCAATACAACGTCAAGAATCATCTGTCGCCCATCAAATTTAGTCTGACCTTGATTGGCTTTAACAGGCTGTCCGCTTTGATTGATGACATTCACCTGAACATTAGGAACCTGTTGACCGGTTAGCGTAACAGGGATGTTCTTGCCGTCAGGCAAAGGAACGTAGGCTTCGTTCATACGCCCTTCGCCAAATAGCGCCAACTGCGGACTGTCTGCGATACCGCCACTAGCGTATGAACGCAATGGCAACTTACCCGCAGGCGTCATAATGCCACCATCTGCGAATACAGGCGTTGGACCGCCGCCAAGACTAGAACTACCAATGAAGCTTCCGCCAAAGTCTGAAGCGCCAAACATTCCAGATACAGCACTCGAAAGAGCCGAAGTCAACGGCCCAACAATGTTTTTCTGAATCTGCAGTCGAATCAATTCCCTGAGCATGGAAGTGATAAGATCGGCAAATTCAAACTTACCGGTTTCAACGAAATCCATAATGGCGTCGGTTGCGTTATTCGCAAAATCCACCCACGCCTGCTCCATTTCATCCGTAATATCCTGCCAATCACGGTTAAGAGCTTGGATCGCGGTTTCGGTGTCGCGCATATACTGATCTCTGAGCGCATCAAGGAGCCCATACAGTTCGCGCTGCATGGCAACCTGCGCTTCAGAGTCACCTTCAAAATCAAGAAGGCGCTGTTCCAGTAATTCCTTTTCGTACTCGTATTCGGCTCTGCGCATCTCACGCTCTGTGAGTAGCCCTTGTCGAATAAGTCGTGCTCGTTCTTTGAAATTGAAGGCGTCCTGTAAAGCTTTCCTATCCTGCTCTATCGTCAAGCCTTCCTGTAGTTCGCTGCGCAGTTCAGCGATTGCAGCTTCCGCCGCAGGACTCTTGGCAACTAGCGCATCCAGCCATTCAATCAACCCGCGAATACGAGCCTCAACCGCAGTTTCATTGTTATAGCCAGACTCTAACTGACGGCGCATTTGCAACATTTTTTGCAAACCCGCCTCATTGCTTTTCTGTGTGCTATCAACAAGTTGGGTAATCTGAGTCGCCTGACGACGAGCCTCAATGGCGGCCTTGTAGGAGTTTTCCGCCTCTAAAACTTTCTCTTTTGCCTTATCCCAGGCTTTCGGATCACCAAGCAGTTGAACACCGGCTTTTCCAAACTGACCACTCTCAAGCATGAACTGGAACTTGGCAAGTTCGCCGTTCATTCCAGCCAGTTCTGCCTTAGCATCAATCGCTTTGTTCGCGAGACTATTCAGATAGGTTTCCAGCTTGTTGGCTTTCTTTTCTTCACCAGCGGAATCGGTAATAAAGACGTTAGCCAGCTCCATTGCCTTAAGTTCGCGAGCAGACTGTTCGCGGTGCTCTAGATACATCTCGCGCTCTACCGATAAACGCGCCTCAAGCTTTTTAATGCTATCTTCTGCGCCTTGTTTACGCGCAGTCTCTAAAGCGGCTTCCGTTTCTTTCATCTCGCTAAGATATGCTTCGCCCATTTTGGCGTACATGGTCCTAGCGATGTTGATCATGTTGGTTTTGTGCTGCTCGTTGGTAATCTCTTTTCTACGCAAGAATTCATCTTGAATTGCAGCGGTTGTCTGATATGCGTTCTTAGCCTCAACAAGTTGTTCAGACATTGCCTGACGGGCGTTTCGTTTTTCCCGAGTAGTTACTTGTCTAGAAAACGCCTCTTCGATTTGCGCAAATTTAATCCTAGCATTCAGATACTTAGACCGAAGATCGGCAAGCTTTCGCATATCATCCTGACTTTTAGCGGTTCCATCGCGCTCTGCCTTTTCGATTCGCGTAAGAACGCGATTATACTCACCTTCAATCTCGTTAAGAGCCTGTTTGGCTGTCACCACATCTTGTGAAGAAACAAAATTCAGATCCATTTCGCTGATGGTTTCTTCAGCCGTTTTAGCGGCGGAATCCAACGCATAGAAAAGTGTGGTGAACGCAATGAGAATCGGCGCTACGAGCCCCAGAGCAGATACCAAACCTCGGATTGCAAAGGTGAATGCGCCTATAGCAGCGGTTGTGGCGCTCAACGCGGTTGGAGCGGTCCTAATCGCAAACATCGCAACGCTTACATCTACGGCAAACTTTTTCATTGCCATGCTAGAAGCGGCAATAGCGGGCACTACCGAAGCTCGTAATGCTCTGGAGAAATTCAACAGAGTGTTTATAGCAAAGGCGGTCGCTAACGCCTTGCCAAACACCTTTATGGCATCCCAGTTATTGACAAGGAAATCAATGAATGATCTTAGACCTCTAACCATTGCAGCAAGAGCCTGACCAATGTTCTCTGCGACAGATTTAAACTGCCCGTCGGCAAAAGCGTTAATCAGACTTTGAAATTCTTGTTTTGCGGCATCGAAGAAACCCGCTTGACCCACATCGTTCAAGAACACCATCCACTGTGTTCTCATCTGTTGCGTCATCCCGATCCAAGTAGACATCAGTTCAAAGGCAGCGCCTTCATAGTTACGACGGAACTCGCCGAACATCTTCTCAAGCGCCGACATTGACTCAACCGTACCCTTTGAAATGGCGTTAACCAATTCTCGGAAGGTCATGTTCATGGAACGGGCAAGCAATTGAATAGCTCTCGGAACAGCTTCACCCAACTGCTGCCGAAGTTCTTCCATTGAGATGACGCCCTTACCCGCCATCTGCTGAATAGCGATAGTGGCTCGGTGTAGGATCTGATCGTTTCCACCGAAACGTGCTACCGAATCAAGAAGCGCCTGCATGCTGCCATTGGTCGGATCGATGCCAACAGAGCGGAATTTAACAAAGGTGTTGCCAAGCTCGTTGAGTGAGAACGGAGCCTCTTGCGCTTTTGTGATCAACCATTGAAGGTTCTCACCGGCTTCTTTTACACGCTCAGAAGCGGTTGCCGCCTCCGACATACCCTCAAGAAGCTTGCCCATACGCTCAAGCGTGGCGTTGGCATCAATAATCTGCTGCTGCCAATCCCAAACAACAGCACGCATGTTAACCAGCGCATGACGAGCAAGACCGGTGATTGTAACGAAATCACGCATCTTCCCTGAAAAACTAGTGACATGCCGCTCCATGCGACGCACAGAGTTGGCAGTCCTGTCGAGATTGACGCCAAGGGTTCGAACCGTTTTACCAGCAACTCGGGTGCGCTCAACAAAACCACTGTCGTTAAGCTCAAGCTCTACTTTGATTCTGCTGGTAGCCATTGTCTTACCCCGTTTTCGCCATTCTCTTCAGTTCTGACCAACCCTCTGTGTCGAGCTTTTCTTCCTGTTTCACCACCGACGCAAGCTCAACCTCCAGAGTCTTCCGGAATTCTTTGGCGGCTTCAGGGTGATTAGAGTGAACGTTTACAGACAGCGACCGTATGTCAGATTCCGCCATGACACGCGTAATTTGCCCATTAAGGCTCCAAAACGCTTTGACGGGCATGTTCATGACATCGGCGTAATTGGCATGGAAGAAGTGCATGTACCGCGCCAGCAGAAAGGAGAAATCGACTTCTTCGACGGCGCTGTCATTTTTCAGTTTCCCTTGGGGGATTCCTCTTCGCCAACCTGCTCGCCTCGGGCGAAATCAAGAATCGCCGTAAGTTGAGAAAGATTAAGCGCGTCAAGCTTTTCTTTCGGGCAAGTTGGAAAGCGCCGCTGAATCATCTCAATACTGAGCCTTACCTGCTCAGACAGCGGCATATCCTCATCCATAAGACTCTCGTTGCTTGTTACTTCAACGAATTCCTTGACCGACATTTCGACCATCGGGTACTCGACACCGCCGAGCACCAGAGCACGTTCCTCACCTGCGAAATCATCAAGGTTCAGCAATTTAGCCATTGCTTTTACTCCGTTAGAGTTACAGCCCCTCCTAATGGAGGGGCTTGGTTAGGGCGATCAAGCAGCAGCCGGATCACCGAACTTGAACAGAAGGTCGTTGTTGGTGCTGTCGGGATAGCCCGTGAATTCGACGTTGTAAACGCGTTCTTCGTCGAGCTTATACGCGAAGGAAACGGCACCAGCGGTCGCTGCCAGCGGAATGATCAGATCTTCAGATTGATCAGTCACAGGCAGCGAAACCGGATGGATAACCAGTTCCTTAGCGAGAGACAGCAGATCAGTACCAACACCGTTGGTAACGTCTACACGCTTGGCACCGGCAGCGGCGGGCGTTGTTTCAACAGCGGCAAGCGTTCCGCCACTGACTGTAACGGTAGAGGTTACGCCAGATTCACGACCGGTCAGAACAAGAGAAGACCCGCCAGAGGCATCGGCAATCATAGGGGCAGCGCCCGACAGATTGATGCTCGCCTCAAGACCATCAAGAATCTCGGCTTCATCCGGAGTACCGCTAGCCTCATAGCTGTAAGCAACTCCATCAATCGTAACCGTGTAAGTTGTCGGAACAGGCCCCGCTTCATCAAGAGTGTAAACCTGCTTGGTTCCGCTATCTACGAGAGTGGCACCCGGCATGATACGAACCATGTTTTCAACGGTTGTTTCAGCCAGAGGGGCTGTAACGACAATCGAACGCTTGGTAATGAGTTCGTTAATCTCCGACTCACCAAACTGATCAACCATCACCTTATAGGTGTCAGTTGTAACCTCAACCTCTACGCCGCCTTTGGTATAGCCCAAATCCACGCCGTCGAACCTGATGTTACATACACCCAATTTCACATTTTGAGTTGATGCCATCGAAAGTTCTCCTTTTGCAAAAGGTCTCTATCTCAAATCAAGACGTAAGCCGTCTCGAATGCTACTGCAAACTCTAGGTTGTCACCTGTGGAGTTTGGGTACACGACAGGGTCGTGCTGTGGGCGAATATATTTAACTAAAACGTCCGCTAGCTTGTCCGTTTCAGCCATGTTCAACAGCGCAGAAATTTCACTGCACAGTGCGAAACCCGTCTGATAATCCGCTGCCCGGACAACGACCATAAACATGCCTTTCCGGTAGCCCGGTAGATCATGCTGGATCTGAGTTCCGGACAGCGGATTCAGAAGTAAAATGCCAGTGGTGGCCTCTTCTGGCATGTGATAGGCAAAGATATCAGTTCCTCGCCTACCGAAGCCTTCATCCTCAAGAAATTCCGCCACAGACTCAAGTTTCATGACCGCCTGATCGCTTGATTGATCGCCTCCGAAATCTTCCTTCCTATCTCGGGCGAGTACCTGTCTACAGCGTCAGACAAGAAGTGCGTGCGGGAGCCAGGTTTATTCTTGCCGTAGTTAGCGGTGTCAGGAATACCTTCATGAACAAGAGTGGCGTACTGCCCAACGTACTTTTTGCCATTCTTGATCGACTCATCCACAAACACATCGATGACGACCCGGTTTTTAATCCCTTCACGGGATTCCTCAATGCGGAATGAATCTTCCAAAACACCCTTGTCTCGGGGTGCCCACAACTCGGCAAGCGTTTTGATCGCTTGTGCCCCATCGCGCAACGCCTGTAGCGCTTTTTTGTTCGACAACACACCGACGTTTTCAAGCCGATTTGCCGTTGAACTGATCCCAGTTACTTTGAGGCCCATTGCTTACAATCCACTTGCCAGTGATGGAGATCGCCGTTGACCGTGTGTCTTGGAAAGACCGATTCAACTTCAAGGTTAAATGACATTATGGAAATCCTGTCTCCCGGTTCCACGATGTCGGTCGCCTTCATCATCAAGCGAGCAATGACCGTCCTCTCTTCGGCATTGGCTCTGCTGGCTGAAGCGTCGGTGCGTACCGTAGTTCTCTGTGCTCCAGCCTCAAGTCGGACAATGCCAACCTGCGTTTCGTAACTATCGCCTTCCTGGGTTTGACCATATAAATCCGTCTCACCATTCATGCGAGTTACGATGCAATTGACATTGGCCTTAAACATACAGGGCAATTATAAGTCACTGATTACTCAACCCGCAACAACATAGCAACTGCTGTTAGGGTGAAAAATATCGTCCTTAATATCTTCGTAAAGAGGCAACCCCAGAGTGGGGTCCGCAATAGCGAATTCTATTCCATTATACTTATGTTTAGGGTCCGGATGCCTTACATAAGCGGAATTTTTACCGATCATTGCTAAAGAATATAAGTAAACCTCGTTATAGATCTTCATGGCGTAAGACCGGAACAATCTATAAACAAAGGTTTCAGCACCCCAACGCTTTCCGCTTCTGTCCAAAAACACCATGTCGGGACGCTGACTTGTTAGCCGTACAGCGACTTGTGCGCTCCCCTGAGACATTCTTGAACTGTTCATAACGGAGAGCACGCGTAGCGCGAATTCCCGCGCATATCGCAGCACAGAGCGTCTGTCGCGCTCTAACTGAGCATGATAGAACTCAGCTAGATCCCGTTTCTCGTTGAACAGGAAATCTTCGACTTCTTCCGCCATCAAACCTTCGAAAACGGAGATGGTTTGAACGCCAGCCTCTTTCTCCACGTTAGCAATTGCCAGCTTTCGCATTTCCTCTGTAAGGTCGGAAATTACCCCCACCATTTCTTGGTAGTGAGTTTCAATGACATTGATAACTTTGAGAGAAAACCGCCCCCTGCTCCCCACATTCATGGCGCTCGCGGTGCTGACGTGACCGTCGAGCATTCCTAGAAGGGCGTACTGTAAGGAGCGGTATTTACGAACTGCGGAATTTGCCTCCGCAGAAAAGAGTTCTGGATTCATGACCGCGCCAAGCGCTTCTTGAGGTATATATAACTAGCGAGATAACGCTGAGCCCTGCTCCGAATCGGCATCATAATGGGCTTGCCGGGGCGGAACATGTTAGAGCTTTCGCCTACGGTTTCCGACATGAGTCCGTCACGCCGACGATCTTCGATATATTCGCCGCCTAAAATTACATCGGATTCTGCAATTTGCGCCTTTTTTAGCGCAGAAGTGAATTCCACAGGCAATGAGGCGATATCTTCGTCCGTCAACTCGCTGAGCATGAAGGGTTCAGACCAATAATCTGAAACCAGGAACTTCATTTTCGCGATGGCGAAATAAGCCTCTTTAAGAGCAACAATCCGATCTTGTTCGGAAGCCGTATCCCATGCTTCGGTAGCCGGAACATCGAACGCCTCCAGAATCGCGTCGGAGTACGTCATGAAAGTGTTTTCCCAAGTCACCAAACCATCGCCGGACTCAATCAAATAGCGATCTTTGATGATATGGACGCCATTGACGGTCGTAACCCGCAATTCAATCATGCGGATATCACGAACCTTCTCTGCCGGAAGTGTATTGTTGACCGCAAGAACGGTGACAGACACCTCAAGATCATCGGAATCGAAACCAATGTTGGTCGTTCCGATAATTTCTGTCTCCGAACCGTCCAAAAGACGATAGGAAAGCGCGGTCGGATAAACTTGCGACCCATTAACTGTTAACGGGATGGTCCTTACAATATCAACGCCAGACAGGAAGGTGTTCATGCGTCAACTCATTCCGCAGCCAACTGTTGAGCGTTAATAATACCGGTAATCAGGCCCTTGATGCTGTTGGAGCGGATATCGAACTCTTCGCCAATTGCACGCAAACCCTGAATGCCTTTTTCATCGGCAATTTTCTCCAGTTGTGCTCGGTCATATTTAATTACCGGCTTCTTTGGAGGTTCAACAGGATCAGGCTGACTTACGCGACTCGAAACAACCGGAGCGGGAGTGCTTTTGTTCGCTTCGTAGGCGCGGCTCGTTAGCTTATTGCCGTCGCCTTCGATAACTTCAACCCTGGTAAGCGCAGAAAGAAGATTAGCTTGCTGATAGCTAATCGGTTCAGAAACGCCATTTTCGAACTTGGTCATTCCAAGATCGCCGTTGAAATTATCGTATCCCTTGCCAACCAGTTTCACGCGAATCATGTTTTTTCCCCTGTAACGAACAAGGGGGTGAGGAAAACCCCCACCCCCTTTGAGTTTGCTAGGTCATCGCTGACATAGCTTATCGCTTAGATGTTGGTAACACCCTGCAGACGCGCCAGCGACTTGGTGGACTTCAGGGCGGTGCCGCAGTACCACTTCAGACGCGTGCGAGTGGCGTCTTTGTTCTGAACAGTACCGATGTCCTCGACAACGATACCGGCAGAGTTGCCACCATAGATGCCGTGCAGACCGTCAACTTCGTTCAGGCGCATAGCGTAGATGGAGCAACAAACGCCAGTCGAGCTACCCTGATCTTCGTCACCCGGCAGGAAGTCATTGATAATGACCGGAACGCCATTATGGGTGAGCATCGGACGACCGAAGTTCTCCATCATGACGTGCGCGGGCTCAAGACCGCCAGAGGCACGGAGCAGAGTACGCAGAGCGCGAGCAGTGCCAGAACGCATCATGATGGCATCAGCGCCGTTCGGCACCATGTCCAGCAGTTCGTCCAGCATGTCGAGCGTCAGAGCCGCACCATTGACAGCAGCGTCGATAGTCTGACCAACGGTCACCAGAGAGGAAACACCATCAAACTCTTTGGCGTTAACACCGCTATCGCCAATAGCGAGAGTAGCGCGGAATTTACGCGCAAGACCCTTGGCTTTAGCAGCGATCTGAATCGCCTTCTGGTTGTTGGTGTCGCCCATGGTGGCGTCGAGGAATTTATCGACATCCACGTCACCAGCAAGGATCTTCAGATTCGCAGTAACCTGCGTGAAGGTGCTCGCCTCTTCGGTCACGGTCTCGTTCGGATCGATGAACGCGCCTTCAGAGATGACGTTCTCACGGTTGTAAACGTAAGCTTTACCCTCGGTACGGGTAAAGGGCAGTACAGCAAAGAGGTCTTCTTTATCGATGATCTCTTCGATGACGCCTGCCACCAGATCATTGTTAGAAAGCTTTTCAGCTTCAGTTTTGAGCAGAGCCATTGATTTTCTCCCTTAGAAAGAAATAAAAGTCGCAGGCGTTAAGTAACTGGGGACTTAATCATAACAAACTTTTCGCCGCATGCACAAATATTTATGCACCTGCTCGCAAACTGGCTGCAATACGTTCGTGACCACGAAGCTTCGGTTTCTCTTCCGGCGCTTTATCAGTAATGGTTTTCGAACCTGCACCCGGCTTTGCTTTGGAGCGAATCAGTTGTTCACGATCAGGATCGGTCTCAATGATTTTCTTAAGGGCCTCTTCAAAACCAAGAGGTTCTCCTTTGCCATCAATGAGTTGCGTCCGACCCTCTGCGCCTCTCGGCTTGTCGTACCCAACAACCTGACCATCTTCAATATCGAAATGGCTGCCGTATACAATCCGCGCTTTGTTGGGCGTAAGAGTCAACTCTTCGGCAATGTATTTCGAATTGTCGAAATTATGACCGACGGTTAGCTTTTCGATGACCGAGTCTTTAGTTTGCAGACCATTTTCCAATTCACTAAGGCGCTCTTGGAGCGACTTGAGTTCGTTCTGGTGCTGCTCGACCATCTGTTGCTTGAGCTTGTCCCACTCACCCCTTTCCTCAAGTCGCTTGGTTTCGGCCTTCTTTTTGGACTCCACCAGTTCCTTGATTTCCTTCGGGTCGTAACCTTCCCACTGACCAAGAGCCTTTTTCATGGCATCCATCTCGGAACGAAGTTCCTTAATGGTCTGCTTCTTCTGCATCACCTCTTTCAGGAGTTGAGCGTCGGCATCAGAAATTTTCTTTTTGCCTTCGTACTCTTCAGAGGAATCGTCAGAATCATCAGGGGAAGCCGTATCAGCAGAAGCTTTTACCGTATCGTCACCGCCTTCGCTGTCACTTGCTTCGACGGAATCTTCGGTACCACCTGCTGCATTGGCAGCGGTGTCATCTTCTTTGGCATCCCAGTAGCCACGATTGATCAGTTGTCGGATTGCAAACGGCATTTTTTAACCTCTCGCTTGGTTTAGCTTTGCTCAGTTTCTTGAGCCGGAGTTTCATCTTCCTCATTGACCAGTGAACGAGATCCGACCATTAGCGAATCCTGTACGGGCCAAGATTTAAGATTGGCTTTGATCTGTTCCTTGAGATTTTCCGCAAGGTACGGGAACAGCTTCTCAACCACCTGCTCCATTTGATATCGACGAACATCATCAGGAGCATCGATAAGCGCCAACTGCGACGCAATTTCGAATTCATCAGAAAGACCGCGAACGTCGAAATCATCCGGATACCGGATCAACGGCTCTTCGGTGTGTTTGTTGCTTTGACCAGACCACAGATTGATCAGCGCGATCATTTTATTTTCCGCAGCCTCAAGCATTCCTGCCTTGGAGGTAAGCAGCGAATTGACACGCTCAAAATCGTAAGCCTTGGCGACACCAGAGGAATTATCGATCCCCATAGAGTTGTCTGATTTCGTTCGCTCGCCAGCAACTCCGACCGAATGATAAATTTCGTTGATAATTTGCTTAACCACCGAAATGATCAGTTCAGCCTGTTTCGGATCTGGCGACAGGAAAAACGGCTTGGCACCGTTTTCACCGTCAAACAGGAAAATCCTCTTGGTGCCCATTTCCATGAGCTGGTCGTACTCGTCATCGCCAGGAAGAACGCCCTGTGCTGGCATAGCCAACTGCGAGAACGTTTGATCCTGAATGATGGCGTCCAAATTTGACAAATAATTGGCTACAGCACGATCAAGATAGGCGATATCGCCAATCAGCGAAGGAGCGGTGTACTTGCTTTCATCGGTTGTGATGTGATCAACGGGGAATACCGGAACAACGCCAAGATTGTGTACACCACTATCTTCAACGACGTAGTTGGTTTTGTTGCCGTCGGTCATCACACCAATAAGAACCCACTCTTCGCGAGTCCAAAGCCGATAACGGCTGGATACCTCACCTGACGATTCAAGCGGATCTTCGTCATCGCGGTATTGCTCACGGATCAGAATCCAACGCAATTCACCGTCATCATCGAAACTCATATCCAGCGCATTCTGCGGAGACACCAGATACGAATAGATCCGACCGCTAGATTGTTTCTCGTCAGCGAGACTAATTGACTCTTCGTTTTTGGAAGAATCCACTACAACCCAAATTCGACCGTAAATCGATGATTTATCAGCAATTTGGCGAATGTAGTGTTCAATGTCCATGCCTCCGGGCGTTGCATTACGCCAGAACATTGCCACCGCATCAGAAGCGTCATCTTTGACCCGCTCAATCTTGGCTCGAAAAATATATTTCGACACCAGATCCACAATCTCTCGGGAATGATTGAACCGATAGGCGCGCTCCACCCGATCTGCGTACTCTTCAGGGCCTTCTTTCAGATACTTGAAGATGTTGAAGTCAAACCAAGCCCTACCGCCTTCATAGGTATCATTGAGAAAATCCCAATGAGAGACTTTATCCTCATATTCAGGATGTCGCCTCTCAACGAGTTGCTTAAGCTTTTCTTCGGTGGTTTTCATAGACAGGACTTTTTCATGGCGCTAAACATAAGTCATCACCTACTTATTTGCAAGGTTTAGATAGACAGACCCCTTATATTGGTCAATCGCACCGGATATTCGTACTCAATGCAATAGCCAAGCGCATCTGTGGCGTGTTCCACACTCATCATTTTGTCGATCTCTGGCGACCCTTCCTTATAGATGGTCTGCTCGAAAGACTGGATGGTTTCCTTGCATTTTTCATCGACCCGCAAACGGACTCGACCGTCGGCTGACATGAGCATGCGATTCACGGCATTTACTCTGTCTTTGACCTTTGGATGGCTGTAATGATATTTCATTCTCTTGAAACCGCGCTCCCTGAAAATATCCAGATCCGATTCACCCCTGGCGTGCTGACGATGCCCACCTGCGGGGTCAGGGTAGATGGTCGTACTCCGCAAATAACGCCAAAAGCGTCGCTCTAGCTCATTACAGGTTTCTTCTGTGTTGGAACCGTACAGGATCACCTCGTCAACAACCCAAAGTTCGCCATTCCGCTGTGGCTGCATGATGATCGAAGTCATGGGGTCGATGTTGAAGTCCTGACCAACCCAGATAGGGAGATTCTCGTTAAATTGCAGCTTTCCAACGTGCAAACCGCGATCAAACGGGTAATAAACCCTACCCGACATGGTTTCAAAGCTAGCCTCAAACTCCTGCTTGAAGGACTTGGCGTCCATGTCGCGGCGAGCCTGTTCGATCTCGGAATCAGGGATAAAAGGCGAGGAAATGCTCGGAAACTGCCAAGATTCCCATTGATTTGTCGAAATATATTCGGGCTGTTGACCCAAAACGTACAGATCGTACAGGTGATTAAATGACTTCGGAGTCCCGATAAAAAGTGCATGACCTCCAGTGCTGGCGAGAGTCGGACGAACCGCTTCTTGCCACACTTCCCACTTCATGTCCTGAAACTCGTCCAAAACCACATAATCCAGACCAACGCCGCGCAGCGTATCCGGCTTATCAGCGCCCTTACACTCAATCATGGAGCCATTAATGAGCCGAACCGTCATGGTCGTCTCATTCAGCTTTTTGATCCATTGGGAGGGGATGGCTTCGACAAGTTCATCCCAGATAATCTGTTTTGCCATTCGATAGGTTGGCGCGATGTACCAGACCTTCTGCTTGGCTTTGCGCGTACGATGGATCATGGTGGTTTTGGCAAGCTGAGTTTTACCCCAGCGTCGACCGGCAACAACCACTTTAAAGCGCGCCTTAGATCGATAAACGAGTTCTTGACCTGGGTGCAGAAGAAGATTGTTCTTGGGTTTTTCAACCCGCGCCAATTCCTCCAATACAGGGTCTAAACTAGCCGTTGAGTGCATTCTTGATATCTTCTTCGGATTCCCGACTGATTTCTTCTAACTCATCAACCGATGTTTCCAACTGCTCAAGCGGCACGACACCCGAACGCAATTCTGCTTCTCTTTGAACCTCTTTGACTTCGTCTTCGGTCATGCCGCGAATGATCAGTTCCGGCAAATCCCTTTCCTGTTCGTCCTCTTTGTCCATGTCAGTAGCCTTGGCTCTCTGATCAAAGGCTTTCTGCTGGATGCTCAAGGCTCGCTCAATGGAGCGAAGATCAGGCTCTACTGACGCTAGGCTAACGCCGTTTTTCATAGCATCGGCAACGATCTTCATTCCGGCCTTAGCCAACACCGTTGCGTTGTTGTAGTGGAACTGTTTGGTGTCGATTTGCCTTTTTGCAATTATTTTTGCATTCCAAACATCGGCGCGAACCAATTCCTCGTGAACCTTTTTCCGATGCTCTTCTGCCTTCTCACCGTAGCGAATCCCCCATTCCTTCATTTTGCGCGAAACGGTTTCACGCCGAACGCTGTATTTTTCAGCGATATCCATAAGGCGCATCTCACCCATTGCCCAAATAGCGGCAATTTCTTGCCACTGTTTTTTGGTCAGGCGATTACCTTTGTTGGTGTCTTTGTTTGTTCCGTCACTCATTCTCTTGGCTCGGGACAAAAAAATGGGCGTATGCTGGGATACGCCCTAACACAGGAGGGACTGCAATTAAGGGCATTATAGGTTTGAGTATAAATATGGTCAATCATTTATGACTAATTTCCCGCAGCGAATGGCGTGGGCACTTTTTCGTTTTCCTCTAGTATTAATACTCTTGGTATTAAAATACTTAAATAATATTAATACTACGGAAAACGCAAAAGTGCCCACACCTCACAGATCGAAGTCCTCGTAGGTAAGAGGAAGACCGCTCGGGGGGAAACAGGTTTCATCCTTCGGATTAACCATTCCCATGATTCGGTATCCTGCTGCTGTCGGAGCGAGAATAACTCTTCGGCGACCTCTGCGAATCTCTTTTCCGTTTTTCACCATCAATCCACGATTGATCAAGGCTCGGATTGAAAACTGCATCGACTGTTTCGTAGTTTTCCAACCATGCTGGTGATTCAATCTTTCAAGAAGTTGGTCAATATCAACAAACACCTCGTCATCCTCCATGCTGCCATCACACAGCACGGTAAGGATCTTCGTTTGTTTGTCGGTCAAAGTACCCATTTCGCTTCTCCCATTTAACTACCGACGTATTCGAAGCCAGCGGTCATTCGACCTACAGACTGACCAGTAATTTTTCCGTTAGCGCCCTTCTTTCCAACCATGCTGGGTGATCGGGTCAAGCGCCAGTTAGGATTCTTCATTCGAGAATGGAAAAAGGCGGGATGACTTGTCACGCTCGTATACCGTTTGCCAAGTGATTTGTAATAGCTGGCAATGGCGTCGCTCATCTTGTTGCCAATTCCGATTCCCTGATAGTCCGGCAAAACAACAGTTCGATGCTCTCTCCAGAGGTTTTTAACCTTGTCGTGAGGCTGATAAATCGCTGCCGTAAAGCAAACCGGTTCATCTTCAAGAAAACCGACGTAGCAATGCGACGAACTATTCAGTTCGGCGCTCATATAGTGATGACCTTTGAAAATTCGCCACGCCGAGTGATGAACTCTGCGTATTTCGAGGTGGATTTCCGGTCTTCGAAGTCGCCCCCTAGTCCACTCAAAACTGTTGGTATCAACTTGATACACCCAGTCGGGACGAAGCCATTCGATAATGTCGAAATGGCAGGACACGGCGACAAACTGCTTGTCGGTTTTTCGAATGTATTTCTGCACAGCTTCGCTGCCATATCTGGCGGCATTACGGTCCACAACCGATGTAAACTCGTCCATGACAATCAATTCCTTTTCAGGGTCACAAAGCAATCGTGCAACCTCGGAACGGAACTGCTGGCCGTTGCTAAGCAGGTGAAAGGGGTTCATCCAAGCCATTGGCGAAGAAAATCCGACGTGAGACAGGGCTTGAGTGATGTCTGCGGCGCTCATGCCTTTGGGAAAATCATCGACGACGTGCTCTCCGGGCCACTCATAGCCCGTGTGATAGTTTTCCGAACCGAAGATGCGCTTCGCCAGCGTGGTCTTCCCAGAGCCGCTTGGACCGACGATCAGACCTATCTGCCACTCCTGTTCCTCAATCGGAATGTCCACTTCCCAAGATCGTTCGATTCGGTCATCAATGGGAATGTCGAACATTCCCATCACCTTGTCGGATCGGAACGTGGGCTTATATTCATGAGAAACGGTATGCGTAAACTTAGGCACAACTCACCTCACATCGACAGCACGCGGCACTTATAACCTTTCTCAGAAAGCATGCTGTAGACGGTTTCTTGGTCTTCTTCTGATTCGCACTCAACAACCACTTGAAAGGCTTGTGAGTAATTTGCCTCTTTAGGCTCCCGATTCGTTGCTAGCTCATCAGATGAGTCACCAACGCCATCAAGATCGATGTCATCCAAAGGCAAAAGATCGTCGTCAGAAACCTCAAGCTTGATTTCGTCAGGGTCAAAACCAAGACTTTCGAACGTGTAGTCGCTGGATTTGAAAAGCGTGCTCAATTCACGCGCCAGAAGCTCTGAGTCGATCTCTCCCAGCGCCACGCGATTATCTGCTAGTCGTGCTGCTCTTACCTGATCGTCGCTTAGATCGCTTCTCACAAGCACTGGCACTTCATCCATGCCAAGCTGCATTGCGGCTAGCCTGCGACCGTGACCTTTAATGATTACGCCGTCTTTATCAACGACGATTGGCTGATCCCAACCAAAGTTCTTAATCGACTGGGCGATTTTGTCGATCTGACCCGGCGTATGGAGCTTCGGATTATTCTCGTAAGGTTTCAGGTCAAATATTGACCACGCTTCAAGCATCATCGGGAAAATCCTCTACCGAGTCGTCATCGAAATCCAAAAGGTCATATTCGTCCTTTGGTTCAAAAAACTCACCGTCATCACACTCATCGCAAATACGATCTTCGTGCTGGTTGATGCAGTCTACACAGTCGGGAAACTTGATCATTTTTCGCCCCATTCTTTAAACATTTGCACCAAAGCATCACCGGCTCTCTCAAGAGAGTCAGTGCTATCAAAACCTTGTTGGTTGATAATATTTTCAATAGCGTCGGTGATTAGATGAGCATCATCTACCGGCACTTTGAAACGAATAATCTGATGCGTTTGAAGAGGGCGCTCGGTTGGATCTTTTTCAGGTATTTCTTCTTCTGAGTCTTCAATTTCCAACTCTGATAGATCAATATCTATCGACGCGAAAATCGAATTCATTTCGGCATCTGAATATGGCAAAAACGAAAGATCGGTTTCTCCAAGGCTTTCTAGGAGTTCAGCGAGCGCCAAAGTGTCGTCTGCCCCATACCTTCCGTTATCTACTAAACCAATTTCTTTGGCTTTTACGTCGTCAATGAACCCAACATTGATAATTGGCACCTCAGACATTTTCCGCTTGAGCGCCAATTCAACGCGATGCTGCCCACCGAGGATTTCCATTGAGCCGTCGCCCAGCGTTCGAACCAGAATTGGCTTGAACATTCCGAGCTTTTCTATTGATGCCTCAAGCTTTTTCTGGTTTTCGGGGGTAACCCTGTTAGTGTTCCAAGGGTTTGGCTTGAGCAATGAGGGCTCAACGTATTCAAATTGAAGGTTTTGTTGGTTCACCAAGAAGCCTTATGGGTGCTAGTATAAGTAAGCCGTGAGTTATTCTGCCGCAATTATAAGAATGAGGTCAAGATGACTTCCCAAGTGATTCAAATCGCACATAACGCCGTTACCGCTAAGGTGTACAACGCCCCACGCGACATTCGTCTCCAAATCGGCACTTGGCTGTCGTACAGAATCTTCGGCGCCGAACACACAGATGCGTATAAGGCGGGTCGCTGGGACGGACGAAGCACCTTCTTTGACTTCAAAACGGATAAGTTCCCGGCTGGCTTCGTAAATTTCATCTACGAAGGGCTTGTCAACCAGGGGCATACGGTCCAACTGGTCAGAAAACCATTGCCGGAGCCACTCGGTAACAAAAAACCGGTTGTGGATAACTTTCCGGATGATCCTCGATACGACTATCAGCAGGAATGCGTGGATAACCTATTGAAATACGGGCAAATGATCGCTCAGATCGCTACAGGAGGCGGAAAATCACGAATCGCTCGAATGGCGTACAAGCGGATCGCCCGCCCTACCCTATTCCTGACGACACGATCTGTGCTGATGTACCAGATGAAGGATAACTTTGAGAAAAACCTAAAAAACGAATCCAAAGCGGGGGTAATGGGTGATTCCGAATGGTCTCCCAATAATCATTTCAACGTAGGAATGATCCAAACCCTCTCCCAGAGAATTGAGAAGAAAAACGTCATCAAAGAGGTCGAGCGCTATTTCGAGGCCCTTAAAAACGCCGAAGACAAGGAAATCGACCAGCTTAAGCGCCGTCAGGTCAAGAACAAGGTTCCCCCGATGCAGCGCCGTGAGGAACTGAACAAGCTCAAAGCCAAGCTGAAAGCAAAGCGACCGTCCGCAAAACTGATTAGCGAAGAGATGGCTAAGAAGGTCACCGAGCACAACAAACGACGGATTGAGGTGCTTAAGACTCTCGAAATCTTTGAGCTGGTGATACTGGAAGAGGCTCATGAATCAGGCGGAAAGGGTTACTACGAGGTTCTTAAGCACTGTAAGAACGCCAACTACCGATTAGCGCTAACCGCAACTCCTTTTATGAAGGAGGACGAAGAAGCGAACATGCGTCTGATGGCCTGTTCCGGCCCTATTGGGATTCAAGTCTCTGAGAAGATGCTGATTGAACGCGGAATTTTGGCAAAACCCTATTTCAAGTTCATCCAAACGCCCAATCCTGGGAACGTTCTGCGCTCAGAGGGCTGGGCCTCCGCATACAAGGATGGCATTGTAGAAAACGTCGAACGCAATAGGTTGATACTCAGCGAAGCGATGGTCGCAAAATCTATTAACCAGCCGTGCATGATCCTTGTGCAACACAAAGCACACGGAAAAAAGCTCGAAAAAATGTGCCGCGATGCAAAACTTCGTGCAAAATTCATCTTTGGTGAGAGCAATAAGAAAGAACGCCAGGCTGCTCTAGATCAATTAGGTTCTAATAAATTAGATGTCGTCATTGGCTCCACTATTCTGGATATGGGCGTTGATGTCCCTGCGGTCGGTGTGGTAATCCTTGCTGGAGGTGGAAAAGCGGAAGTGAACCATCGTCAGCGGATCGGCAGAGGGTTAAGAGAGAAGAAAAAAGGCCCAAACGTGGCTTACATCGTTGATTTCAATGACCGTTTCAACAACAAATTGGCCGCCCACTCTCTGCAAAGGCGTCAAATCATCGAAGACACACCAGGATTCGCGGAAAACATTTTAAAGCCTTTTTGCGATGATTTAAAAAGTCATTACGAATCTTTAACGGCAAAATAACGGCAAATTACTTGCTTTCTGCATTTTTTTGCTAAAATATTAATGCAGGACATTACAGGAGCGGATCAATGGCTGTAAAAAGAGTCACTTTCCCCATCACCGAAGAACGGCACGCCGAGCTGAAGTCGATTGCCAAAAGTCATGGCGTGAATTTCGTCGATATGATGAGCGACATCGTCAACCAGCTTCCGCTAGAAGACCCAATAATGAGTCAGATACTCGACAACGTTACCCGAGCGAAGAAGCATCGGCAGCAACTTGCCGAAAAACTCACCGAAACCTATTCAGAGGCAGAACTGGAACGAATCCTTAAGGGGCTGTAATTAATGACACTGTTGATCGCCTTTCTTTTGCTTTACATCGTAGACGCTAACGTTTGGGCCTATTTCGGAACGTTTGCTCTTTGGATTTTTCACCTTTGGGTCAATAGGTCGTTTGCTCTTTGGATTTTTCATCTTTTGGTCAATAAGTAAGGAGTGATTGATGCCTAAAGAAGCAACCACGCCCGGCAGTATGAATTACTTCGCAAAACTCACCGAAGAAGACGTTATGTTGATTCGGGAATTGATAAAAGAACGTGAAGAGGCCCGTAAAAAAGCCAGTTCACTCTCCAATAAAAAAATTGCCGAAAAATTCGAGGTTTCCCAATGGACGATCAATTTGATAAGCGCCGGTAGAACGTGGACGCATGTATTCTGATGAATACAAGTAATTCACGAAATGATCATCAGGATGTGGTGATCTCAAATCTCACCAATCAGGTGTCCAGACTCCAACACGCGCTCAATGAAGCTCTGCGCGTTGCGGCTGAATATAACGGCACCTGTATTCAGTTACGAGATGAGGTTAAAGCGCTCAAAGCCAAGCTGGAAGAGTGCAGCCCGGTAAACAACACAGGTAACGAATGATGGCTTACGACCGAATGAGTGAACTGTCTGAAGAAATTCGTAAATTGCGGGAGCTTATAGAATTTCTTCCAAATGAAACCGAAGAACCGCCAGTCGATTACGACGAATGTCTCGAAAAGGCCAGACGCTACGACTGGTTGAAGAAGTGGATGGTTAGAAGTTACGGGTTCTGGTATGTGGACATGATTCTTGAAGCCGATGGCCCTGTTGATCTGGATACCGCTATCGACATTCAAATGCAAAAGGAAAAAGAGTAATGGCGTGTTGGTTCATACTAATTCCGTTATTGGCAATCGCTATTGCGCTTATTTATTGGGTTTATAAACGAACCAAGACCCTAGAAACGCATATGGATAACTTGGACTCCCTTTTTAAGGAAGTATTCAAGGTGCATGACTAAAGTTAAAATTAATGCCCTCATAGCTCAACTGGTAGAGCAACGCACTTGTAATGCGTAGGTTGTGGGTTCAAGTCCTACTGGGGGCTCCACTATTCAATCACCTCAATCAAAAGGTATACATCCATGGCTGAATTTCTCGTTAAAGCGATTGACACCACGCACTCAAATCCAATCATCAACGAACAAGGGTGTTTTAAGAAGGGCGATATTGTTCAAGTTCAACCCAACAATCATCAATGGGGTGAAGCAGAAGGTTTACCCTCTTTTGTCATCGTTAAGGTGCCAGAGCTTGATCATAATCTTGTTCTGAATCGCATGAACAAGTGGGAAAAAACCGTCAGTGTGAACGTGATTCAATCAGATCCCGTTCTTGACGCCGCCAGGGTGAGTGTGTCGGTTGATTTGCCCGGTGCAAGCAACAAGTACGCCATCACACTGGAACAAATTCAGACATGGTTGAAAAAATGGGGCGCAACCATTTATTCCGCTGCTGAAAACGAAATTATTTTCGATATCAAAGTCAAAGACGCCTACATGTCTGAAGGCTTCTGGAATCGAAACCCCGCCGCTTACAATATTTCAATAACCGAAATTGATTACGACCAAGAAACCTACACGCATACAGCAGAAATCGACGTGTTTTCTTCTCAGGTGTATTTTGGCGAAATTGAACGCATCGTTTCAGTCAAAGGCGGTACCGTTGTAAACATTTACGATGACCTTATTACCGTCAAATTCACTCGGTATGAAATCAGAACCGCCTTCGCAGAGGATCTACGCAACCTCATGAAAGGAATTATTCGCCGCCGCCGCTATAAGTTTACCGAAGAAGACGTAGATACAGCAGTAGGTATGGGCGGTGTGGTTGAGCTGACCACCGAACAACTCGCTACACATCTAATCGACAAAGCCAACGAATCATAAACATCCCTATTACAGGAGGGAGAACAAATGGGTGACCGTGAATGGTCAGAAATTGTCACTCGCTTGCGTCGCGAGCGTGACGAAGCCAGAGCCGAGTGCGAAGAGCAGGCCCGCTTGTTGGGTATGTCGGCCGAGCGTGAGGTCAGCCTTCGCGCCGAGAACGAACGCCTCCACCAGATAGAGGCGAGCGTGGATGTTGTGACTGCTGACTGGGCTCAGCGATGTCAGGAGCTTGAGCGGTTGCTCGCCGAGCGCGTTGACGACCACACCGCAGACCTTACGCGTATCACTCGCGAGCGCGACGAGGCAGAAAGGCATTTAGCGTCCCTGCAAAACAGATTCGCACAAGTGACAACCGAGAACGAGCGGTTGCAAAAAGCTAACAACGAACTGCGACATGGAATACTCGACCACACCAACACGACGTTGATTGATAACGATGTGTTTTTATCAATCGCACAAGACGCAGAGCGGTATTGGTGGCTGAAACGGCAACAATATGTCACTTGGGCGCAACACGGGTACGGACTTGGACCAGGCGCAAGAGGCCATAAACTTGATGTCGTCATCGACGCGGCGCGGGAGGGTGAGTAATGGCAAATGGATTCGGTGAATGTAGCAGCCTTTGCGACTGCGTGTGTGCAGTTTCTCCGGACGGCAACTGCTTGGCTCTAGCCGAACTCCGCGCCGAGATTAAGCGACTCACCTTAGAGCGCGACGCTATAGAACGCCACGCGGCAAACGTCATATGGGACCTAGAGCGCGAGCGCGACCAACTTCGCGCCGAAAACGAGCGGCTGAGAGGAGAAGACAATTATGTTCACACGCAGGACGTGATTGACGAGCTTGTTCGTGAGCGCGACCAACTTCGCGCCGAGAACGAGCGGTTGCGTGTAGATGTCGAACGACTCCGTAATGTGGATAGGCTCTACATGAAGGCGGAGGGTGTAATTGCGCACCTTGAGTCCGAGCGTGACGACCTGTTGTTGGACGCAGAGCGGTATCGGTGGCTAAGACAAAGCCGTGGACCTGCGTCACCGATTGGTGAAATTTGGAGGTATAGCGCAAAGGAACTTGATGTCGTCATCGACGCGGCGCGGGAGGGTGAGTAATGGAAATAGACAGCGCAGCAGTGTTCCGAGTAGCAGAGCTACATCGGGAGATCGCGGAACTCCGCGCCGAAAACGAAGAACTGCGCGGTGTTGTTTACAAGATCGTAGACCGTATCGTCCCTATGACGCCTGTCGTGTTGGCGGCGTTAAAAATGCGGGAGGGTGAGTAATGCCAATTTTAATGGACTCCGACGAAAACCCCATTGAAGTCACCGATGGTGGAGCGGCTGAAATATTTCGCCTCCGCGCCGAGAACGAACGGCTGCGCGAAACAAACGACGCCATCAAGCGTGTTACGAAAGAATGGCGCGTTGATGCAGAGCGGTATCGGTGGCTCAAAACCTTTGCCCTTTACCAAAATGGTCATAACGCAGGCATCCAGTTTTTCTGGCCGCAAACCACATACGAACTAGATGCCGACGCCGCTATTGATGCAGCACAGGAGAAAAAGTGATGGACGGTACCAACATGACGCCACATCAAATCGTCAGGGCGCAACAGCGAGAGATTGCACAACTCACCCGCGAGCGCGACGAATTGCTGCGGGAGATTGGCTGGCTACAGGAAAGGTTGGAAACAGTAGGGAAGACTCTGACAGCGATTGAGCGCACGGCGCATGACGCACTGTGGGAGGGCGAGTGATGGACAGGTTCCTTGTTGACTACAAGCGCAAGCTGATTAGGAGAGAAAAAATGATCGAACCAACGTGGGTTTGCAAAGAATGTGGCGAGAAGTGCCGTGCCGTGGAGGTTACGTTTGACTACGCCGGTACCCACTGCACACATGGTCAACGTGGTACCCATCATACGGGTACCTATGTCAGTGACTGCTGCGGTACCGACTTTGCAGAATATGATCCGGAGGAAGCAGATGCCGAGTTATCGTGATTTGGGTCGGATCTTGGAAGCAGCAAAAGAGGATATTTGGCGCCTAACCCGCGAGCGCGACGAAGCACGGGCAGAGGTTGAGCAGCTCAACTTGGAATGTAACGCTCTCGCCCATCAGCTTAACCGCTGCAACGAACGCGGCGGGCAGATGCGCCGCCTGTTGGTTTGGGCTGAGGCGTTGATCCGCAGCCTGAGCGGCTGGCCGGAAACGCACCCGAATGAAGTGGTCGAGTGGAAAGAAGATTGGCGCAAGGTGAGGGAGGGTGAGTGATGTACGAAAACACAATTGATTTCGACGACGATCAATCCGGATCGCAAGGCGGGTATACCCGGCACGGGAACTTTATACCTGCTGACGCAATGGTAGAGATCGTGGATCTTCGCGCAGAAAACGAGCGCCTGCGTGACCTGATTAAGGACATGAGCCGCGCCATTGATTGCCTGTCCACCGGGACACCTTTACGTGACCTTGATGAGATTTTGTTGCGGGTTTGGAAAGTGCAAGGGGAGGGTGAGTGATGGACAAGCTAATCGTCGATTTTGAGGACACCGTGTTTGAGCTTCGCGGAGTTGCGGCGAAAGCAATGCAGGCACTTATAGATGAAGTTGAAGACCTTCGCGTAGAGAACGAGCGACTCACCTTAGAACGAGATCAGGTTATCAAAGAATTAAGCGAAGAAAACGAACGCCTAAGGGAAGCCTTACAACAAATCGCCAATCACCTTGATAACGCATCTCGACGTGATCCCGCCAGCGCACCAGCAATGGCAGATATTGCTAAAGAAGCATTACAGAGAGGTAAGAAATGGATGACCTTTGGTTTTTCCTTTGGGGAGCCTTAGTCATGTGGGCCTTATGCGTTGTGTGGCACTACGGAGAAAAGTAGTGGATGCCCTTATCCACCACCTTGGCTACGCAGGAGTTTTCTGGCTCGGAATACTCATAGGCTGGGTTGCAAACCGTCGGTAACGACGGTTAGTTACCAGCCTTTCACAACAAAAAAGCCAATAATCATGGAAGCCTTACTCACTCTAATCGTTTCCCTCATCGTTGCAGCACCAGTGGTGTTATGCGTTATCTACGCCATGAGAGACAAATAACACTCTGTATAAGGGCGATATCAAAAACCAACTCAGGGATATAAGTATAAGGGAAGTACAAAAAACCACTCTAGGGATATAAGTATAAGGGCAATGTTGGGAGCCAGGGAAAATGGTGGGTATGGTGGGCAGCAAAGTAAATTCGATCTAGGACTATCCTTTATTTTCCTTTATTTGTATATAGTCACTTCCTTGTGACTATATACTTTGCTATTTATTAGAAGTTACGAAATAGCGGATGATTCCAGTCTACTGTTATTTCGTTTCCTTTAGCAGGAGTCTTTTTAGTTCCAGAATTTGTTAAGGAAACGAAAGTTGCGAAATATCCAGCCTGCGTGATTGTAGTATGTCCAAAGATAGACTGTAAACGCTGATACGTCCATTTACTTTCCTTTCCGTTTTTCTCTACATGCATGCGCAAGCTATCTAGCGTTTTTTCCGTTACATTTCCGGAGTGTGCATGTTTAGTATATGCGATCAAGCGCTTATAGAATTCTCTACTTTGCGCTTCCGAAAGTTGATTAATTTCCTTCCATTGGAAGGAAACATTGTCCACGAGGAACTGCAATTCCGCGTCGCTTAAGCGCGCTGTAAGCGCTTGTAACGCGCGTTCGATTGTCGAGTAATGCTGCAACGTGGATTCCTTCACGCTATCGTCACTGATCGCAAGCGTAAGCGCGATAGTTCCAAGTTTATTAGCGCTTTTCGTAATGATCGATTTAAGAGTAGAAGTTTTCATTAGCGTTTCCTTATATAGTGAGTGTAACGTAAGCTTTTTGCTTACACTTATAATGATAGACTGCCTGCAATTTTATGCAAGCTTTTTTGCAAAATTTTATGCGACACTTTTTTTGTCGTTTTTAAAATCGAAAGTACAGCGCGATAAGAACCACTCTCGTTTGCGAACCACTATCAACTGCGAACCACTCTCGTTTGCTAATCCCCCACAAATGCGAACCACCCGCCAATGAGAACCACCCGCGCCCGCAAACGGCCCACAAATGCGGGCGGCCCACGGTTGAGGGCGGCCCACGGCTGCGAACGGCCCGCATTTCCCACGGGAGCGCCCGGTACCCTGGAGGCCCTCTGGGCAGCCGCACCCTATGGCCTCGCCATAGCCTTTCGCATGGGCTTCCCATGGCGCTTTAAACGACAAAATTCCGGGCTTTAATGAGCCTTTCCCATGGCATCCCATGGTGAACGTTCCAACCGCCCCATGGTTTTATTAATAAATTAATAAAACGGGGCTTCCTTGCCCCGTTGTTTGTGTGACTACCTCCAATCGTCCTTGTGGGGCTTGTCACGACGGCGCATGGGCTCGACTTCCGGCATGTCCTCATACTGGTCGAAACCCAGATAATCCATCCATCCGGTACGAACTGGCTGGATCGTGATTTCTTCTGCGGGGAGTTCTTCCACCAGAACTGCGTCGGTCAGCAGTTGGTCGAATTCTTCGTTAATGCGGTTTTTCATTATGGCTCTCCTTACGGTCAGTGAGTGGTTGAAGCGCTATCTCTAGCGTTCAATGACAGTATGGAGCGCCCTATATGGGGTTTCTACAAAACCCCATGGCGTTTGAAAAAGCCCGTATTAGTTTTTACGAAGTAAAAACCATGGGAACGCCGTATAAGATCCGGCTATAGGCCGGAATTGGAGAAACGTGGTCTGTTTTACATTACGTCTGCGGCGAACAATTCATGATTGTCCACCCAGCGTTGCCCCACTCTCGCAATACGCTCACGATCCCAGAACTCGCCGCTGAGTTCATACATGTCCGCTACTAACCATTCTCCCGAGAGATGGACATCATGCATGAACAACACCAAACGCCAGTCAAAGCCAATGCGTTCAATGGCATACTTGCGGGGCGAGACATGTACACGATCTTGAAAATCCATCATGGTGGTTCTCCTGTGCAGTGAGTTAGCAAGTTAATTATCCGACACGCCCTGCGGCATGTCCGTGGGTTCAAAACAACCCCACGGCAAAGCGAAGCTCTGTAATCGTTTCTAAGCGCTTCCCAGAGTCAGTCAGTAGTGAGATAGCACTCCAGTTGAGAAAACGTCTGGTAGACGCTCTCAGCGTCTCTCAGCGCATTCCCCAGATCCAATCTTTGCTGCATTCCGGACTCCAGCAGGAAAATCCAGCCCCATGGCGCGTCAAACAAACAAAAAACGCCCCAGCAAGTGGGGCGTCGATGGCGATCAGTAGATGATCGGACAGGCGGGGTTTTCCAGGTTGTGGATGTTCTGCGGACACCCCGTCATGGAATCCATGAAAAACTGAAGGTGACTCAGTCGTGACTTACCGTTCTTGCGATCAAAAGCGGCTTGCAGCGTCCGCGCGTAATCCAGCGGCAGGTGGTCGAACATCACTTCGCGGATCTCATCCCCCATTCCGAACATTGCGTGGCGGTTGTCCTCGTCGCGGACATTCCACACGCGGTTCAGACACAATCCGCGATCTTTGACGGGATAGATGTCGTAACGGACGGTGGTGTAAACATCGTCGATGTGATTCACCAGCGCGTCGAATTCGTTCATCACGCCGCGCATCCACGCGGCTTCGATGTCTGGGTCTTGGATGTCCATGTCTTCCTCAATGGCGCGCATTTCGTCGATCAGCAGAAAAAGGCGATTCGTGAGATTCAGGTTCATGGTCAATCTCCGGTAGTGAGTGTGGTCGTCGGAAACGTTTCCGACAGATTCAGTATGACGCAGCCCTTATGGCGTTTCTATAAGCTTCCGGAGATTCCCATGGCCTCGCGCGCGCGGTTTTTTTCTTCTTTTTTTTAAAAAAATGGTTTTAGAAGGTTATTACTAGAGGAAGCGTCGGAGTTGCCCGTGTTTCCTTATAGAAAGCCATTATTAGTATTATTAATTTATTAATAATACTAAAACCCCTTCGGAAAACGAAAAACTGCCCGTGTTTCCTTATACAAGCCATGGGACGCCATGGTGAATCCTCCGGAATGAAAAAGCGGGGCTCGGAAGCCCCGCTGTGTGGATGATTAGCTCTGGTAGAGCGACTTCAGATCAGCCAACGTCTTGTTTTCCGGGTCCAGACGCACCTCCCAGACGCCTTTTCCGATCTTGTTAACCTCGGAAGCGATGCCCAGGAACTTGAACGCCGTCTTCATGTAGTTCGCTTGCGTTGGCGTCTGATGCTGCGCCTCGCGCTGCATGTCCATCGTCGTGAGGCGTTCCGCGTTCTTCGCCACGATGAACTGGATCACGGCGTCCAGTGCGCGGTCGGAGAGTTCCGATCCGTTTCCAACCGCCTCCAGGATCGCAACGGTGCGCTTCTTCAGCTCTCGGCTCTGCGATTCGATCTCCGAGGCTTTCGCTGCTCCCAACTGCTCCAGCGCGTACTTGATAGCGGCGTCGGACATCTCCGCCAGCTTCATGTCGAAGTTGGCGTGCGTGAGCTGGGTCTTCACGCGATCCTGCTCGCGCTTCGTGGCGTCCTCCGGAAGCGCCTGACGAATGGAATCCGCGCGATCCGCGCGCACAAGCGCCTCATCCTGAAAGTACGAGCGAAAGCCGGTCATGGATTTTTTCATGGTGAATCTCCTGTGTTGCCAGTGAATGTGTGCCTCGTCAGCAACGCGCTGACATCTATAGTGTGGACGAGCGCCTGTGGTAAATCTACGTCACCAGTGAGTTACCGCCTGTTTCCCATTTTTGTCGTTTTCTGGGGAAAACCACGGCTCCCATGGGAATTCCCGCAGCGGTTCCCATGGCTTTTTCCCATGGTCATGCCGCCCGTTTCCCTCGCCTTATTAGGAGCCTCGCCGATTATCATAGGCCGAACCATAGGGCCGTTTACCAAAGCCTTTCCCCATGGCACGCCATGGCAGAAAATTTTGCAAAAAAATGCCTGCAAAAGCAGGCAAAAACACTCACTCACCAGGTTAAAGTCCCATTAGCAATATCTTTTCCCCGTATGTTCGTAGATAGTTGGTGACTGTTCCGCAGCCTTCATCCCGTGCTCCATTGACTGTTCGTTGTGCAATTTGGTCAATGAGAGTCTCATCGGAATAAGGTGATTTTGCGTTTGATAGCCACATTCCACCGTTCTGATGCTTGATTACCAGTCGTACCGGAAAGCAGATCCATTCAAATACCGTATCGTCCTGGCGAACATCCACATCGATATCCACCACTTCCGTACAGAGCATCCCAACTCCAGTCAATTGGGTGTCCGCCATACTGATCATTACTCGCCTCATTTTTTCCCTCCAGCGCGTTCACTTGCTTGAAATAAGTATTGATCAAATACAAAGGCAAATCAGCAACTTGCCATGGCTTATAGGAAAAAATCAAAAAACGCCATATGCGTATTCGCCTGCGGCCGGAATTAGGGAAACCCCTATTTGCCATAGGCGAATTAACCCAAAAGCCTTGTTTTATTCTCTCTCTGGTGTTCCGCCTCCCGCTTACACTTGAGAGACTTGGTTACAGGCTTGGTTACAGGCTTGGTTACACTTGATTACTGCGGTTAAGAGGGTTTGATTACTTGGTTACACTTGGTTACTGCTCTTGAAGGACTTGGGAGACTTGGAAGGCTCTTCTCTTTGGTTTCTTCTCTTGGGAGACTTGATGGAGCTTACTGGTTACTGCTCTTGAAGGACTTGGGAGCTTCTGAGGGCTTTTGTGTGGCTTTAACTGCTTCTTACTGGTTTCTTCTCTTTGATTTCTTCCTTGGTTTCTCCTTACCTCTCTCCTTACTTGATTCTTATTCCCTTGGTTGAATTATTTTGCTCATGACCGTGTGGTTCTGGACATTAGTCATTACACGGTTCATTCCTTTGAACCGTTGTTTCTTCTGGAAAATCTTATGCGGTAAGAATCACATCATTACCGTCTGCATCTGAGAAAACATCTGGGTAAAACTCGGTATCTTCTCCTTCCTCATACCGGTTCCTGATAACGGAGGTAACTCTTGCCAGAATGTCCAAATTGTAGGTACTCATCAGCAGATCGGCGTCCTTGTCCATTGCGATGTTCATGGCTCCGTTCTCATCAAATCCGTACCGGATAAGAACACTCTTCCCGTTCTCATCGCGTACTTGTACGGTGAAGAACTGATCATCCCATCCGCCAATGGTGGAATCGACTAAATCAACAGTAAGTGGTTGTTTCATGAGGCTCTCCTGTGTTTTCCTTGGAATTTCATTCTGTTCTTCTGCCTTTGGGGTATCAACAGTTTTGCTTGGAATGCCTTGGCGTTTTTTAAAAATAATTAATCCGCCGGAATAAGAAAAACTGGCTGATTACTCTTGGTGCAAAAACATTTATGCGTTGGTAAATGCAAAGGTGATTTTAAGTTTCGTCATCAAGGGTTTTTGTGATTTGCTTTTTGGCGTTTTGACGGTCCTCTTTATGCGCGGCGTGTTTGAGTTGGCGCATTTCGTGGCGTTTCATGATCACCCATTTCCGCTCATGTTTGGCGATGTTGAGAGACTGATTGTGTCGGTGTTTCTGATAATCGGATTTCATGTTGGTTGAACTCCTGTAATCGTTTCTAAGCGCTTCCCATCTTGAAGTATATCCGGATGCTGCTTCGTTGAGATCGTCGCTGGGAGAGCTTCCTGTCGCTTCCTGTGAACTGTGCCGGAACGTCATCATTCCTCATTTCCTTCTGGAACGGGAGTAGCATTGTGTTTTTGGGTTTTGCGTGACGTTTCTTGATTGGTTTTGTGACTGTTTTTGAAGGTTTTGTGGGAAACTTATAGTTACCTAAGTGATTGATTTTGATTGGCTGTAGACGCTGCGTGAGGTTGTGGTTTCTATGTATAAGGATATTTTGGGAGAAGTTGACGGTTTGTTAATCAAATGTGAGGTGCAGAACGGCTTTGGATAACCAACCCTGTCCATTACGGAGAATGGGGACGTTGTTGGATTGAAGAATGGTGGAAGCGTGGAATTCCTGGTGCTCACCTTCCTCTTTTCGTTGTTGGGTTCCGACGAGGTGATGGCGGGGGGATTTTTCGTTGGGGGAGGTTTCTTGCTTCTGAATCTGGTCACGAAGCCAGTTTTCGTCCTTACCGGACTGAACTAGCCAGTAATGGAGAGTTCGGTTGTAAGTGAAGTCACCCATTACTGACTAGTATACGCCGGAATTAGAAGGCTTGTGCGTTGATTCCGAGAGCGGAAGTCACCTTGTGGAGGCTTTTTCCAGTAGGTAGAACACGCCCCGTTTCCCAACGCCAAATTGCGGACATGGACACATCGGCGCGCTTTGCGAGCCGTTCGCGAGTCCAGTTCTTTTTCATCCGCGCCAGCAGAATTTGCTTACCAATTTCGTGAATGTCGAAAGCGTTCTGGGGGTTGAAGATTTCGTTGGATTCACCGAACTCCAAATTGGTTTGCTGGGTAAGTTCCGCTGGGGTTTCGTCAATCTCCAGAAT